GGTCCAGTATGTCCAGTATGTCCAGTATGTCCAGTATGTCCAGTATGTCCTGTTTCACCGGTAGGTCCTGTTTCACCAGTTGGTCCCGTTTCTCCTGTATATCCTGTAAAACCTGTAGGGCCTGTAGTACCAGTTGGTCCAGTATGTCCAGTATGTCCAGTATGTCCAGTATGTCCTGTATGTCCAGTAGGTCCAGTATGTCCAGTATGTCCAGTATGTCCAGTATGTCCAGTATGTCCTGTTTCACCGGTAGGTCCTGTTTCACCAGTTGGACCCGTTTCTCCTGTAAATCCTGTAAAACCTGTAGACCCAGTAGGGCCTGTAGTACCAGTTGGTCCAGTATGTCCAGTATGTCCAGTATGTCCAGTATGTCCAGTATGTCCTGTAGTACCAGTTGGTCCAGTTGAACCCGTTACTCCTGTAAATCCTGTACTTCCTGTAAAACCTGTAGAACCTGAATATCCAGTCGAACCCGTTACTCCTGTAAATCCTGTACTTCCTGTAAAACCAGTAGAACCTGAATATCCAGTCGAACCCGTTACTCCTGTGTAACCAATTGGTCCAATTAATCCAGTAGGACCAGTAGGACCTTTGCAACTTCTACCAGTAGGTCCAGTATTACCAATTGAGCCAGCTGGACCAACTGGACCTACAGCAGCAGGACCCTGAGGACCAGCAGGACCAACTGGCCCTTGTCCATTTAAATTGCAACAACGTTGACTACCTAAATATTGACTATAAGTTGGATAAAATCTTGACATATATTAAATTAATATATATTAATTTTTTCATTTAAATTTAATATATATCTAAAAAAAAAAAAAAAAATAATCTATTATTTTAAGTTGATGGTAGCTGTGCTAAACAAAGTTTAATACTTCCTAAACTAGCAACATCATATTTAACCACCAAAGGTAAATCGTTTTCCAAATACACTTCAATTTGAGAACATAAATTCGTACATTTAATAAAGTATCCAAGATTTTTTAAAGAGAATTCACCTTGAATTACTTTAGATGAATCTTGCTTTAAAATAAATCCCATACTTCCATCTGATTCGGCACGATGAATTTCTGCTGAAGCAAATTGCCCCTGACACTTAAAAATTAATTCATTTCCAACTGATTTTATTTCTAATTTATCAGATATACAAGATAAATCACGAATTATTTTTTGAAAATCTGCAGATGGTAAATTAATAATAGAAGCAAATTTTACATCTGGATATTCTAATTCCTCTGGTTCTGGTTCAATAAGACGTAACTTTTGCGTTTTGCATTGTTTAATTTCTCCATTTTCAAATTTTAGAGCTAAATGAGATACTATTCCATCTACATAATCAGAATTTTCTATATATATAGTTAAAGTATCATCATTATCAATAGAGTTAATTAACTTAAACAAATGAAACATATTGACTCCAATAATAATCTTTTCTTTTTTACATTCATAAAATTCAAAATTCTGAGAAGCTAAATATAAATGGGCTAAAATAGTGTGAGACTTATCCATGTTGATTATGCGAATACCATCTGGTTGAAAAGTTATATTTGTTTCTAATAATATATCTTTAAGAGCAGTCATTAAAGTTCTAAAAGGAGCAATTTGTACAGTTTTAATAGTAAGAACATTTCCATCAGTTTGAGATATTAATTGATTTTTATTTGAAAATGTGGACATTATACTTGATTTTATTTTACAATCTTTAAATACTTATGCGGTAAAATTATAAAAGTATTAATTAAATAGACTAATTTTATTTTTTTTTGGAAATTATGTTTACTTTAGGAACTCTTCTAGTTCCATGACCATATTTTTTCTTGGCTTTTTTTGCTAGTGTTAATGCTTTCGAATTAGATTTACAACCTTCTTCTAATATTGAATAATCTACAGCAGCAGCTTTACCTGCAGTCAATGCACTTGCTAAACGTGCGACTCCCCAAGACTGTGCTGTTTGATTGGGTCTTGAACCAGATGAAAAATAAGCACCTTCTCCTTTATTTATTATTTTATTAAGAGCTTTTTTAGAACAACCTGTTGCTTTAACTAATTCATTATTTACTACAATTTTATCCACATTATACATTTTTTCTGCTCTTGTTATGAAGTGTGATTTTTTTGATTTAAATGAAGATACTTTTTTTCTTGTTAAATAAATTCCTTTCTTATATAACCTTCTAGATTTTTTAAGCATTTTTATTTGTTTCATTTTATCTTTTTTAGTTAGTCTCTTTGGTAAATAACGTAAATTTATTTTCATATATATATAATAATAAGAAAAGTAATTTAAATATATAATATTAAAGGTGATAAATGTCGGAAGTCAATAAACAATTATTAAAATCAAAATGCATCAATACATTATCAGAATTATACAGCAAATATGACCATAGTGAATATATGTTACAAAGAATACATAATCATATAGTTAATTATTTACCAAACACTCTAGATAATGAATTTAAAAATTATGAACAAAGACAAAACCGCAATACATATTTAACCAATGAACAACAAATTTTTATTCAAGTTTTTTTAAGTAAGAATAAATATTTTTATCTTAATAGTAACAATTTTTTTTATGAATACAATGGTAAAAATTATTTCATAGTAAAAGAAGATGATGTTATACATAAACTATTGTCAACAATTTCAAAAGACCGTATTTTATTACAATGGAAACATAAAACAAAAGTTAATATTATTAAACAAATAAAGGATAGAAATTTATTTAGTTCAATTCCAGAAACAGACACTATTCAAAATGTATTAAATGTTTTATACCCTTCTATATTCACTTCAAAGAATGCAGCAAAATATTTTTTAACTATAATTGGTGATAATATTTTTAAAAAAAATACTCACTTAATATTTTTGGTGACATCTCAAATGAAAAAATTATTAAATGAATTGGATAACATTGCTTTTAACTCTATTGGCTATACAAATACAACTTCAAATTTTATGACAAAATACCATGAAAATCATTCTTATGATAATTGTAGACTTATTAAAATAAATGAAAATTTTTTGAATGATGTATGGAGAGATATTTTAAAAAAAATTGGCCTTGATTTATTATGTGTAGCAGCACATTATTCCAAACGTTATGAAAATTCAGACAAATTTATTGAAAATAAATCCGATGAAGAATTAAAAATATATACAAATTATCTTAAAAATACAAATCCTAATAAAATTGTTTGTGAATTTACAAATAAATATATTATTGAAACTGATAAAAATGTTTTCATAGAATGGAAAAACCTTCATTTTGTTTGGAAACAATTTCTCTCTAATTGTAATTTACCAAATATTATTTATTCGAATACATTAAAAAACATTCTTAAAACATTATATCTGTACGATGAACAAACAGAAATTTTTTATGGAATAACAAGTAAATATTTACCGGTCCATATGGATTTTATTAAATTTTGGGAAACTACGATTTTCCTCCAAAACCAAGATTCTTTTTTTAATAATGAAATGGAAATTGATGAATTGTGTTCTCTCTTTAAATCTTGGACTAAATTTTCAATCGAACAATTTATGTCTAATTGTAACATTAGTGAAGAAAATGTATTAAAAATATTAAAACATTTTTTTCCATTGGTTGAAATAATTGAGAATAAATATGTTTTAAATGTAACTTGTTCTTTCTGGAATAAAGAAGAAGATATAAATAATTCATTTGAATATATTAAAGAACAAATAAAAAAAGAAAAATCTCTTGCGTTAATATCGTTTGATGAAGCATACAATCATTATTATAAGTATTGTAATTTAAATTCATGTAAATTCATTGTAAGCAAACGTTATTTTGAAAAATATTTGTATTTTAAATTATCAGATTTTATTGTATATGAGAAATTTATTGAAACATCTTGGATTGCAACATTATAGGTATTGATAAAAGGCATATTATATATCTTATAAACATAAAATATATAATTTATTTTTTAATGTTAAATAATTTAACCTGCATTACCAGCAACAAATTGAAGGTCAACACCCGATGTAGATTTAATTCCACTAATGGGTGAAGGACTCAATGCACTATTCACAGTATAACTTCCTCCACGTTTACGTCTTCTACTTCCTCCATGACTTAATGCTTGACCAATAGGTGAATCATTTGGAAATCCGCTTCCCATAGGTGCACCGGTTCCACCACGTTTAGAACCTCGAGATGAACGGCTTCCCTTCTTAACAAAACCAAAATGACCTTTTCTTGTTACATAACCTGCTTTTACAAGACGCTTTTCCCTTTTTGCTGTATTGTGTTTAGTTTTAGAGACAATACGTCCTGCTTTATTTTTTATCAAATCAATATGTGTTAATCCACCACTTGTTTTATAAGCTGTTCCGTGCCAAACTTGAGCACGAGTTCCAATTAATGAATCATATGTTTTTCCAGCTACGGAATATTTACCTGTTGAAGTTCTTGAAAACTTTGTCATTATAAATTTATATGAGAAAATATTATTTTTTCTAAATGAATTGTAAAACGCATTTAATTAAACTGATTTTTTGGCGGCATACCACTTCCACCTGGCATACCTTGAGCTCTTCCTAAATAATTTAGTTGTAATGGTTGACCTAAATAGAAATTTCCATATTGTGTTTTTCCACCTTTATAAAAATTTATTATTTGAGAAACTCTTGTATTATAAGAAACTCTGGTTGAAGGAGAATCGGAGCCAAGCACATTTTTGTTGTATACAGTTGGAGTACAGATACATTGATAAGTATAATCATTTGGCAAAATATATATTTGACTATAGAGAGAATCATAATTTATTAATCTTTTAGCATTTGATTTATTACCAGGAATAAATGCGGTTCGTGAGCTCATATTATCCCTTACTATTTTATTTTATTTAATTTTTTTTAAAATAAAATTGATTTTTAAAAGTAAGTTAAAAGTAAAATTATATAGTATATAACAATGAGCAATAACGACTCCGAACAATTATTCTTTGACGTTCAACAGAAGACTGATAAGCAGCATATTTTAGATAATCCAGATACATATATTGGGTCTGTTGAACAAATTGATTCAGATATGTGGATTATGAGCGATGATGATAATAAAATTATCGAAAAAAATATTTGTTATATTCCTGGTTTGTTTAAATTATTCGATGAAGGCATTGTGAATTGTCGCGACCATTTTGTCAGAATGAAAAACAGAATTGAAAGCAAGTCCGAAAATGCTTTGCCTGTTACTCATATTGATGTTTCTATTGATGCCGATGGAACTATAACCATGGTAAATGATGGGAATGGAATTGATGTAGCGCAAAAAGACGGCGTTTGGATTCCAGAGCTGGTGTTTGGGCATCTACGAACATCTACAAATTATAATAAAGATGAAAAAAAAATTGTAGGAGGTAAAAATGGTTTTGGTTTTAAACTTGTTCTCATTTGGTCTACATATGGAAGAATTGAAACCGTAGACCATATTCGAGGTCTTAAATATATTCAAGAATATAAAAATAATTTAGATGTAATTTGTAAACCGTCTATAACAAAATGTAAAAATAAGCCATACACTAAAATTACTTTTAAACCAGATTATCAAAGATTTGGCATCGACGGACCATCCGCAGATGTAATTTCACTTCTAAAAAAACGCGTATATGATATTTCTGCGGTTACAGATAAAACGCTAAAAGTTAAATACAATGATAATCTACTTCCCATTAAAAATTTTGAGCAATATATTAATATGTATATTGGCGATAAAACAACTGCACCTCGAGTTTATGAAGACAGCGGACCAGAAGGTAGATGGGAATACGCAGTTGCATTGACTCCAACCAATGAATTCGTTCAGGTTTCATTTGTAAATGGTATTCATACTACAAAAGGCGGTAAGCATGTAGAATATATTCTAAATCAAATTACTCGCAAACTTGTGGAATTTATTGAGAAAAAAAAGAAGGTAAAAGTTAACCCCAATAGCATAAAAGAACAACTTGTTTTGTTCTTAAGATGTGATATTGAGAACCCAGCATTTGACAGTCAAACCAAAGATTACATGAATACGCCTTCTTCTAAATTTGGGTCCAAGTGCGAAGTAACAGATAAATTCATTGAAAAAGTTGCTAAAATGGGTGTAATGGATGCAGCTTTGCAATTAACTGAAGTAAAAGAAAATAAGGCAGCAAAAAAAACCGATGGAGTGAAAAGCAAATCTGTGCGTGGTATTCCTAAACTAACAGATGCTAATTGGGCTGGAACAGAAAAATCAAAAGATTGTATTATTATCTTTTGTGAAGGTGATTCAGCAAAAGCCGGTATTATTTCTGGTTTATCATCTGAAGACCGCAACACTATTGGAGTATATCCTATGAAAGGAAAGATACTAAATGTTAGAGGAGAAGCTGTTAAAAAAATTTCAGAAAACAAAGAAATTACAGAAATAAAAAAAATACTTGGATTGGAAACAGGTAAAAAATATGAAACCATAGAAGATGTATTTAAAAACCTACGTTATGGAAAGGTCTTATTTATGACGGACCAGGATTTAGATGGTAGTCATATTAAAGGCTTGGGAATTAATTTATTCCAATCAGAATGGCCTACTCTCGCCAATATTCCAGGATTTATTGGATTTATGAATACTCCAATCTTGAAGGCAAAAAAAGGTTCTCAAGAATTAAACTTTTATAATGATGGAGAATTCAATGAATGGAAAGAACAGAATGATTCGAAAGGATGGAATATTAAATATTATAAAGGTTTAGGAACCAGTACAGGTAAGGAATTTCGAGAATATTTTGAGAAAAAGAAGCTTGTTGGATTTCAACATTCGGAAAAATCTGATGATGCAATTGATATGGTTTTCAATAAAAAAAGAGCGGACGATAGAAAAGATTGGTTAAAGTATTATGACAGAGATGCTTATCTTGACACATCTAAAACAAATGTATCCTATGAAGAATTTATTAATAGAGAATTAATCCATTTCTCAAAATATGATTGCGATAGAAGTATTCCTAATTTAATGGATGGTCTTAAGATTTCATTGCGTAAAATTTTGTTTTCAGCATTTAAAATGAATCTTAATAAGGAAATAAAAGTTGCCCAATTTTCTGGATATACTTCTAAAGAATCCGGTTATCATCACGGTGAAGCTAGTTTAAATGCTGCTATTGTTGGTATGGCACAAAACTTTGTTGGCTCTAATAATATTAATTTGCTTTTACCAAATGGACAATTTGGAACCAGACTCCAAGGCGGTAAAGATAGTGCGTCGGAAAGATATATCTTTACTCAATTAAATAAAATAACAAGAAGTATATTTCCATCATCTGATGATAATATTTTGAATTATTTGAATGACGATGGCCTTTCTGTGGAACCAGTGTTTTATGCTCCAATTGTTCCAATGGTACTTATTAATGGTTCCAAAGGAATTGGTACTGGATTCAGTACAGATATTATGTGTTATAATCCTTTAGAAATTATACAATATCTAAAAAATAAATTATTATCAATTGAAGATGAAATGGAATTTATTCCATATTATGAAGGATTCCAAGGTTTAATTACAAAAATTTCAGACGATAAATTCTTAATCAAAGGAATTTATGAAAAGCTTGGTAATGATAAAATTAGAGTCACTGAATTACCTGTTGGTTATTGGACAGAAGATTTTAAAGAACTATTAGAAGAATTAATTGAGCCTTTACCTGGAAAAGATGGAAAAAAGGTTCCAGCCACAATAAAAGATTATGATGATTTGAGTAAGGATACAAATGTTGATTTTACAATTACATTTGCAAAAGGAAAGCTAGAAGAATTAGAAAGTGGAAAAGGAGACTATGGTTGCAATGGATTAGAAAAATTGTTGAAATTATATACTACCAATACAACAACCAATATGCATTTATTTGATGAGAATGATACGCTTCAAAAATATAATAAAATAACTGACATCATAGATTCTTATTATGAAGTAAGGTTAAAAATGTATCAAGAAAGAAAGAATTATATGATAAATGATTTAGAACATGAACTTGTATTATTGTCAAACAAGGCAAAATATATAAAAGAAAATTTAGAAGGAACTATTGATTTGAGAAAAAAGAAAAAGGAACAGGTAGTTCAAATGTTAGAAAGTAAAGGTTATGATAAAATTGACAGAGATAATGAATGCTATAATTATTTAGTCAAGATGCCAATGGATTCTGTAACAGAAGAAAATGTAGAGAAATTATTAAATGAAAAGGGAAAGAAAGAAACAGAATTAGAAATTGTTAAATCCACAAGTAATAATAAAATGTGGTTGAATGAACTAAATAAACTTTATGAGGTATATATATCTTATAAAGAGGAGCGAATGCTACTTATGAATGGAGAAGAAAATAAAAAGAAAAAAGTAGTATCAAAAGGAGGATTGATAAAAAAATCAACAAAAAAATCTGTTCTTCTAGTGGAAGAATAATAAATAATAAATAATAAATGATAAATAATAAATAATAAATAATAAATAATAAAATTCTAATGTATATTTTCATTATAAATATTTATTTTTTCTTTTACTTCTAATAACTGTATACGTATTGTTTCTTCAGAACAACACATTAAATCAGCAACATATTTATTTGGAAGAATTTTATTTTGATAAAGATAATATTTTAAATATAAAATTCTTTTTGCAAAAGGAGTCAACTTCTTATATAAAAATTGTAGTTTATCTATTTCATCATATTTTTCATGTAATTGATTTAGAATATCTTCATTTTTTTTAAAAATTAAATCAATTTGCCAAGACTCATACAACACTGATAAATTTAAATTTAATAATTTTTTATATCTAATTATTTCTGTTTTTGAGAGAGATTTTTTACTTTTACTTCTATATTTTTTTGGTAAAATACTTAATGAATATTTTTCTGTTAATAATCTTAACAATTCCGAATTTATATAGAAACTTGAATAATGTAAAATATCGTGTTTTCCATTGTATTTTTTAATTGATTTAAATAAACCTATTTTACTGACTAAAATTAATTCTTCTTTTTGAATATCAGTACACTTAAATTTATGAAACATTTTAAAGTCTAATGCTTTTTTTATCGCAAATTTTTCATAGGCATTATATAAAATTAAATTTATTTTCTCTCTTTCTTGCGATTTTAATTCTGGATTTTGAATTAAATTATTTATCATTATAATTTGATTATTGTTCAAATGTAATGAATCTATAACAAATATTAAATTTAATAATAAAAATATATATAAAATCATTTTTAATATTATATATATTATAAATTTGTATTTATACTCTTTCTTTTAAACCTTTTTCTCTCCATATTTATATGGCCTAACACTTAATTTTTGCATAACCTCTTTTGAATATACAACATTATTAGAAATGTTAAAAAAAAAGATGTAAAACACTGTTTTTACAGAATAAATCAATTTAAACAATTATATAAAGAATAATTATTAAATGATATTATAATGATTAGATATAATAATTTAAAAAACATGAAAATTACTAATTTTATTTATAGAAATATTTCTAGAGGTATTTTTAGTTATAAAGACCCGTTTTTATTAGAAAAACAATTATCAGATGACGAAAAATCTATTAGAGACGTAGCATATAATTTTTCAAAATGTTATTTATTACCTAATGTGGTTTCGTCATTTAGAAATGAAAAATTTGATAAAAATATAATGAAAGAAATGGGAAATATTGGTTTATTAGGTCCTACTATTAATGGTTATGGGTGTGCTGGTGTGAATTACGTTTCATATGGTTTAATTATGAGAGAAATAGAAAGAATTGATAGTGGTTATAGAAGCTGTGCTAGTGTTCAATCTTCTTTAGTAATGTTTCCTATATATAAATTTGGTTCACAAGAACAAAAAGATAAATATCTTCCTGAACTTGCAAAAGGAAACATTATTGGTTGTTTTGGTTTAACTGAACCCGACCACGGAAGTGACCCATCTAGAATGAAAACAAAGGCTATTTTAAAAGATGGTAATTATATTTTAAATGGTAGTAAAAATTGGATTACAAATTCTCCAATCGCAGATGTTTTTATAATTTGGGCAAAAGATGAAAATAATGATATAAGAGGTTTTATATTAGAAAAAGATATGAAAGGATTATCGTGTCCAAAAATTGAAGGTAAATTTTCATTACGAACTTCGAATACAGGTATGATTTTTATGGATAATGTTGTAGTTCCAAAAGAAAATATACTTCCAAATATTAAAGGTTTGAAGGGGCCATTTTTGTGCCTTAACAATGCTAGATATGGCATATCTTGGGGCGTTCTTGGGGCAGCCGAGGATTGTTATTTAAGAACAAGAGAATATTGTTTAGATAGAAAACAATTTAATAGACCACTTGCTGCAAATCAAATTGTTCAATTCAAACTAGCTGAAATGATATCAGAAATTACACTTGGTATTCAAGCATCTTTAAGAGTTGGAAGATTGTTAGATGAAAATATAATCATTGCAGAGAATATTTCTATTATAAAGAGAAATAATTGTTTAAAATCTTTAAATATTGCAAGAAATGCTAGAGATATGTTTGGCGGAAATGGTATATCAGATGAATATCATGTGATAAGACATATGTTAAATCTTGAAGCAGTAAACACATACGAAGGAACTCAAGATATTCACGCATTAATTATTGGAAAAGGAATAACTGATATTTCGTCATTCACATCTTAAAATAAAAACAAAAAGATTAACATTATCATACTTAAATATCAGGATATTTTAAACGCCTTAAGACCCATGTGTAAATGACAATTTATATCTAGATTTTTCTTCTAATTTTGACCTTTTTCCTAAAAAAGTAAAGTATTTATTTGCCAAATCATATTGTTTGGGCTTTTTATTCTTCAATACTTTTAAACGAACATACATAATCATACCTACTTGCCATATGCGCTTATGTGTATATTTTTTGTTTTTGTATAATTTTTCTAATTTATCAATAGTATTTTTAACATCTTCTAATGTTGTATATTTTATATTTATTGTATCTTTTGGGTTTTTGTCAATATAAACATCAAATGATTTTTTAGGGTTATCTGGATTAAATAAAAACTGCCTTTTTGTTTTATTATTAAGATTTTTATTTTTTTTCTTTGTATTGTATTTCATAAAATATAACTATATTTAATTATTTTGTTTGACGTTTGAAATGTGGAAAAAGGTAAAAAAAAGAGAGAAAACATTTCAATCGGGTAAATTATTTTTTAGAATTTCATCCACCTTTTTCTCATTATAATGTTCATCACACTCTATAAAATTAAATATATTTTTAATATTATTTTTATCAAACATTTTTTCAAATGTTGAAAAATAACAATAAGATTTATTTTTATTATAAAAATTTAATAAATTATTATTTTGTTTATATAAATCTACAATTGCCTTTTTATTATTTTTATGCCAACTGCTTTTACTTTGAGCAAGAATATTTTGTCTGATTTGTATTATCACTTTTGTTTGAGGAAATAATTCTTTAAATTCCTTCATATATTTTATATTCTCTCCATCATATCTAATTTCTTTAAATCCCCACACATTAGTAGACGGTGAATTTTTAAAAAGATTTGTTATTAATAATTTTATATTATTCACAACTTCATCAAAATTAAAAGAATTATACCATGATGGCTTAAAATTTATATCAACAAGCTCTTTATAACTTTTAGGATTAAAACGACCAGGTATAAAATTATCAGAAGCGTGTTTGAGTCTTCTATAAAATGCTAATAAACTATTGACGGCTCCAAAATTTTCGCCACAAATATTACTATTAGGAATTGTATTTATTATTCTCTGCATAGTGGTTGAACCAGACCTACCAGTTGCACATATTAATACTATTTTATCCATCTCTATAAATATGTTTAAAATTTAAATAAAAAAATTTAAACATATTTTGTAATTAAAATAATTAAATCTATAAAAATTATTTTAATTACTAATTATTAAATATTTATAATCTAAAACCATTTTTTTAATTCCAATTGTCTATCAGTATTATCTGCCATTATAGGATTAGAAATAGGAACAACTAATGTACTTACATCATCAATATATTTCATATAACCCTGGGCTTCGCTATAAACTTGTTTAATACAATAATCAAGAACAATTTTATTTAATTCTGTTATTTGTTGAGAGATATTATTACTTTGATTAGCTGAATGTTGTAGATAAATACTGCGCATAATAATTTTTAGAGCATCACAATCTTGAGGACCAATTATGTATTGACCATTTGATTTATAATAAATACCAGCTCTAATTCCATTTTGTAATATTTGAATATTTTGTTGAGAGAAAAAAGCATTGGATAAATTTGTTTCTGTCCATAATCCTTCAGTAGCATTCCTAAATGATACACATTGATTAGCAGGTATTTTGTCATACATTTGAAATAATTCTGAAGTGTTTGGACTTTTAATATCTACACGACCATTGTTTACTTTATTCATTTATATAACTCTAATAGAAAAAATTATATATTTATTTTATATAATGGAAGGATTTCAAAAAATAGTTTTGTTTATTGCAATTATTATTTTAATTATTGCTCTTATATCTATAGGAATTGCCTTATATTATGCAAATGCTTCTCAACAATGGCCGCCTTTAGTTCCTGAATGTCCAGATTATTGGAATGCGGATGGGTCCGGAAATAACACTACTTGTACTAATATTAAAGATTTAGGAACTTGTCCTCCAAAATCTGGAGATGCACATTTAGTAATGAATTTCAATACAAGTGCCTTTAGTGGTGAAAACTCTTTATGTGCAAAATATACATGGGCTAATAAATGTGGTGTGTCTTGGGATGGTATTACTTATGGTGTTAACAACCCTTGTCAGACTACAAGCTAAATTAACTTTATAACAACTTTATCTATTATATTATTTTCATAAAATAAAGAGATAGTAAAAGCAATCACAGTAACAAATAAAACTAAAGCAAACAATACAATACTTAACATAATATCATATAATTTATATTTTTAAATATTATAAATATAAATTATATATATAACTAATGGATGAATTAATAAAGAAAATAAATGTTTTACCTGCTGAATTAGTTAGTTTAATTAAAGAATTTATACACAGAAAAAATTTTGTATTTGTGGATAGAACAAGTTATTCATTATATCATTACTTAATTAAAAGTAGTATACCAAAATTTGAAAATTATTTACGCGATATGATAAGACGAGATAATGATTTTGTATTTGAACATATTGTTAGAGAGAACTATAAAAAATGGTTTACAATTAAAAGCTATATATATAAAAATATGGTTTTTAAAAATTATGTTTATTTTATAAATCATTATTGTATTGAAAATGAATCTGCCAAATGTAGATTTTTCATTAAAAATTTTTTACAAGAACTTGGATTGTGTAAAAACCAACATAAAAAGAATGTTGTTAATTATATAAGATGGAAGAAATAAATATTAATAAAATTTTAAACCGACAAGACAAAGCAATTGCTATTAAAGAAATACTTCAATCTTTCGAACTGAATAAAAATAACCTGCTTTTTAAAAAAGGAATATATGTTTATGGAGACCCTGGCACCGGCAAATCTTCATTTGTAATAAATATTTTAAAAGAATTAGATTACGATATAATAAAATATGACGCTGGTGATATAAGAAATACTTCTGTTATTGAAGATATAACCAAACATAATATGTCTGATAAAAACATAATGAGTTTATTTAATAAAAAAATTAAGAAAATTGCGATTATTATGGATGAGATTGATGGAATGAATAATGGAGATAAAGGAGGAATTAATACTCTCATAAAATTGATTAGACCCAAGAAAACAAAAAAACAAAAATTAGAAGAAGTAACCATAAATCCGATTATTTGTATAGGAAATTACAGAATGGATAAAAAAATAAAAGAACTTATGAAAGTTTGCAATACAGTGGAACTAAAGACACCTACCACCTGTCAAATTTCAGAAGTTGTTCAAGCATTATTACCAACTATGGAAAATGAAATTAAAAATAAAATAATCAATTATGTTCAGGGTGATTTAAGAAAACTTAATAGTATTTATACCATTTATAAAAATAAACCGGAAATTTTTAATAATGGAATTATTGAAAATATATTTCAATTAAAATCGTATAGTGATGATACCAAAAAGATTACAAATAAACTTATTAATAATTACTATAATATTGAACAACATAATAGTATTATGAATGAAACAGATAGAACTAGTGTAGGATTATTATGGCACGAAAATATAATTGATGTTATTGATAAAAGTGAAAAAAAACATTCGATTCCTTTTTATATAAGTCAGCTAGAAAATATTTGTTTTGCTGATTATATTGATAGAATTACTTTTCAAAAACAAATTTGGCAATTTAATGAGATGAGTTCTTTAATAAAAACTTTTAAAAATAATAAATTCTATCACCAAAATTTTAAAAAAAAACAAAAATATAATCCTACCGAAGTAAGATTTACAAAAGTATTAACTAAATATTCTACAGAATATAATAATTCTTTATTTATTCAAAAATTATGTCAAAAACTTGGTATGGATAAAAAAGATTTATTTGGATTTTTTATAGATTTAAAAAATAAACATGATGATAATGAAATTATTAATCTATTTGAAAATTATGAAATTAACAAATTAGATATAAATAGAATATATAGATATTTAGAAAAATATACCAAAGAAAATGCACCCGGAACTACAGAGAAGGAAATTGAAAGTGAAGATGAAGAAGTATTTGAAGAAGAATAAAAAATAAATTATATTATTAAAAATTATCAAAATCAAAATCAAAATTATTCATAAGTCCACCTGCAAATATATTTGTAGATTTAATAGTATTATCATTTAATAATAATATCTTTGTAAAGAGAGAAACATTCTCATTTTCAAGTATATCAAGTAATCTTTTTTTATCAAAATAATTTGCTATTTTATGAAGCTCTGTTTTACTAGAATTTGTATTATTTAAAGGAAATCTTTCATCATAACCATTATTTTTTTTTGAATTATATAAATTGGGAGTAACATATAAAGTATTTAAATTTTTCGTCATTAAGTGATTAAATTTACTATATTTTTCAATACAAAATAACAACAATAATTTATTCATTAAAAACATCATAATTTATTATATTATTATGTTTTTATATTATTTATTTTAAAAAGTTAGCATATATATTTTTACTTAACTACCACAAAATCAGATAGGGTTTGCTTCTTTTCCATATTCTTCTCACGCATTCTTAAATCTTTCTTTTGCTTCCATTGTAAAATAATTTTTTCATCTAGCTTCTGATTTTGATGTTGCATATACCTTTCCGGCGATAAATAAAATAGCGTGCTTGAACCATTTCTACTGGTGCATTCACCTGTAGCCAAAATAATACTAAAAAATAAGTCTTCATCAGATGTTCCAACAAGGTAAGGATAATATTCACCAGTCTCTGCATCACGAATATGATTTCCAAACCCACTGGTAGTATAAGCTTCCACCTTTGTTCTTTTCAGTTCCCCATTCTTTTTGGGAATTTTTCTCCATAATTTGTTATATCCTCTATCCATCTGCTTCACTTTTTCCAGTTCGCGCTTCATTGCTTCGCTATTTGAACATGATACTCCATCATTATCAACTGGATAGTATTCGTTATCGTAAGACATCTTGTTATTATAATATATTTTATTCATTAATCTTTAAGTATATTTCATTAATATATAAATTAGTTATGTAAATATTAATAAAATAATTTATTGAAAAGCTACATTACTACCTTACTTAATTGGTAGAAGTATTATTATTCATTTTATTTTTAATTTGTTCACTTACAATCTGTTTAATTTTGCTTTCTAAATAATTTATTTTGTCTTTGAGTTGTGTATTTTCTAATGTCAACTCTTGAACCATTTGAGACAAATTATTTATTTTATTTTGTAAATCATTTGGATTTGGTGATTGTAACATTTGTATTTTTTGCATTGTATCGTTGTATTTTGCCTGTTGTTCTATATGTTCTTTCATCATTTTCTCTCTTTGTTCTCTTATAACTGATAATTGTTTGATTACATCTGGCTTATTTTTAATATTCCCTGGCTCATAAGATTCCAACAAATTATCTATATCATTCATAAAAAATTGTAATATTTCCTTTTCTTTAACAATATCTTGTGGCAAAACATCTGTTTCATGAATATGAGGATTTGGCATTTGTTGTAATAGTTCTTTTTTGTCAAAAGAATTATGATTATGTGAAAATACAACAATTGATTTTTTTGGGTCTAGTTGAACAAAAGGAATTGTATAATCTTTTAAGAATTTTTTTTCTTCAGCAACACATGAAACTTCATCAAATCGGGTTTGTTTTAATAATTCTTTACGAAAAGCAAAAGTGGCGGCTGTAGAATGCATTGGACCATATGGTCCAAATTGATACATCTTATTAATATGTTTAAAATAAATAAACATTGCGCTTGAACCAGCACATAAAGCTTTGGGATGCTGTTTAAGCATTTCAACAGCATGACTAAATCTATCGGGTGGGTAATAATCATCATCGTCCATATAAATAATTATTTCCCCTGTACATTTATCATTTCCAATGTTTCTTTTTCTACCAAGAGTCATTTTTTCATCAAATTTAAAATATTTAACTTGCGGAATATGAGTGACAAGGTCTTCTATTTTGTCTGTGCCATCATCTATAATAATCCATTCTATTTTATCTTTGGGATATGTTTGATTTTCAAAACATTTAATCATAAATGGTATAAATGGACGTCTATTAAAAGTTGGAGTACAAACACTTATAAAAGGGTTTTTTGAAATTTTTTGTTTATTTTTACCCATCTTAAATTATATATTTTATATTTTAATGTTTTTATTATATTTTTATTAAAATATAAAATATTTATTTTCTGGAAAGATTTTTTCCTATTTTTTTAAGCTCCTTTGCTAGATTTTTTCCTCCACTTTGATTACCAAAAACTAAATTATATAAAAGTCCATGATCACCTTTTTTTGCTTCTGTAAAATTACAAACTTTTTTAGCTTGGTCATAACTTGCTAGTTTTGATAAACCTTCTTCGCTTGTTTCTTTAAATAAATCTATAGAAATGATTCCCCAGTAAATTAGTCCTAATGTAATAATTGCAAAAACCCCAGGTATGGTACCTAAATTAGCAAACGCACTTATAATTACAAAAAAGCTAAATATTGACATAAATGTTATCTTGTAATATTTAAATATATCTTTTATTATTGTAAGTGCATTTGCTGACTTGTCATTCATAACACCAATATAGTTTATTGAGGTAAATATAGTTAAACACAAAGTAATAAATGGCAACACAGGTAAACTAATTAAAACTACCCAAAATAGAATTATAAATAAAATTATTAATCCTACAGCACACGCATAGTCAAACATACTTACAAATGTAACATCTTCCCAAACTGGCTTGTGATTTAAATCAGTATTAGTATTTTGTTTGAAAAACCATCCCATATTAGCAAACCACAAATATATTAAATATAGGTTATCAAATAAAAATAAGAGTGATGTTGCAATTCCAATTAAAATAGGGCCTATTAATACAATTACAACTTCTGGGAGACCATTCATTATATTCAATATAAAATTCAAAGAAGAATAGTTAAATTGAAGTAGAGATTCAATAATAGAAATAAAATAATTTGCCAAAAAATTAGATTTTGGTTCTTCTTTATATTTTCGAAACATATCCAAAATTATGTTAGATGAATTGAATTTATTATATGGGAAATTTATTTTCATAGACATTTGTGGTTCAAAAAAAGTAGTAAATATATTAATTGGAATGTTTTCTACTTCAGGCTTTAAATTGGTATAAGGATAACAATTTTTATCAGTTGGCAAAATATTAGCTTGTCCTATTTTACATCCATATAATACCAATCCTCCCAAAAAAAAATAAATAACAATAATAATAATTATAGAAAAAACAGACTTTAAAAAATTACCAATATTTGTTGCTATTCCCTTGGAAGAACCTGTATTTTCATCTTTTTTTTCATCAATAGTCGATGTGGTTGTTGAATCAGACATTACTTATATTAAAAAGATATAAAATTTATTTGTGTTTTTCTTTTGGTAATCAATAAAATTTAGTATTTTTATTCTGATTCTAAATAAATAAAATATAATATTTATTAATATTATATGTCACTGTTGGATAAAAAATATTATAAAATAATATTAGCTTTATCTTGTATTATTCTTTTATATATAATATTTATGTGGATAAACTATTTATCCATAAATCAATATATTATTGAATGCTTCTCTCCACAACCTATACAAGAAGATGTTACCGGAGGTTCTACTAGTCATAGTGTTGATTTGCCTTTAACAACTACGTACAGTTGTAAAAATTTTTGTGGACCAACTGCTAGATGTTCTATAACTGGGCAACAATGTTTTGCCGATATTGATTGCCCTGGTTGCCAGCCTTATTCACCTCCATTACCTAGAAGTAAAGGTTGTGTTCCTGGCGATAATGATGCTGGAAAATTAACATGGGGTGTTACTCCTCAATATTCTCCATTAACAAGTGGATATGGTACATTTCAAGCTTACGTAACAGATAATATATATTCCAAACCTAGTCAACCTAATTTTGGTGTTAATACTTGGAGTGCATCATTTAATGAAGGACAAAAATTATTTGATGCACGTTATAAACCTGCTGGATTACAATATATGCCAAAATATCCTGAAATGTATAGTTTAACAGGCGAATTTGTGGAAGACGGTCCGCTTCCATCAAATGCGACTTTATAAAATTAATTTTTATCTATTATTACCTCTTTTGCTATTTTTTTTATTATTTTATTTTCATTATCAATATCTTCATTTCCTGACCCGCCCATTGCTTCAATTACCAGTTTATTATATTGGTCAGATTTATTTGAATCACTTTTACCACAATCTGGATATTTTGCTCTAAATTCTGGTATTAATTTTGAATTTTTATGTGCAATATGCTTAATTGCTTTTCTTAATTTGATTTTTTCTTCATTCTCTCTTTCCCATTTATCTTCATCTTTTATATACATAACTTCTCTCTTTGAATCGCTACAATGAACAGGTCTCTTATGAATATCAAGCGCTTTGAGATTTTTAACAATAATGTTTGAAATTCCTTCAACAAATCCTAGTTTGCCAACATTCTCTAAATCTGATAATTGTAATTTGAGAGAATCTACAAAATCCATAATATTCATTGCATCTTTACATTGCTCATTTAAAAACACATTTAAATTAAATGTTTTGTTATGAGAGTTATTATTAATCAATGTGTTATTAGTACCATTCTTACATATTTCAAACAACTTGTGTGTTAGTTCTTTATTTTGCTTTTGTGTTTCATTATTTTGCACCATTAATTCTTGATTTTGTTTAACAACTTCAAGTACAAGATTCGTAAGCACTTTTACATCAGATTCATTTTCACTTGATATGTAAGTATTCAAATTATTATTACAAATTGGTTTACATTTGTTGGCATTTTTGTGGCGCGACAATCCTGACGAGTGTTTGTATTCTTTCCCACATTCGCAGACATAATCAGATAAGGCATTTTTTGGCTCTTTTTCATTATCATTTTTACCATTTTTGTTATCATTTTCATTTTTTTTGTGTTTTGGTGTTAATAAATGAGTATTATAATTAGAATATTTAGAGCATTTAAAGTCACAAATCTCACAATAAAACATTTCGGCATTTTTTGGCATTTTTTTTTTACCATCTGTTATCCCACATTTCTTTTTATGTAAAAGACAGTTTATGTGATTTTCATATTGATATTTTGAAGTACATTTAAGATTACATTCTTCGCAAAAATAATTTGTATCTACATAAGGTGGTATACAATTTAAAGATGCTTTTAATTCTTCATAATGTTTTTGTTCTTTAATACGTGCTTCAGTATGGTCTTTGCAGTTATAACTAGCTATTTCAATCATATCCCAATTATTCCATCCACCATTACATCTAATTATATCATAAATTTTTAATTTATTATTTAAATTATTACAACAAATTTTATGCTGATATTTTCTTTTTATAAAATTCGTTGTGTGACCAACATAAATGTCAGTTATATTTTTGTTTTTACAAAAAATTTTATAAATAATTGTATTAGAATAATCAATAATTTCTTTTGGCATTTTATAATATTATATAAGATTTTTCTATATTTAAATCTTAAAAAATCTTAAATTTCCATTTTTGAAATTTTGAATAAATTTTTCAAAAAAAAATTATCGTAACAATTTTTTTTACATTTTTTTTCGTCCAGACGCTAAAAATTTTTTATGGTGTGATGAAGAATTTTTTTCGGAAAAGTCTTTCAGGTTTTTAAAAATGGACATAAAAAATGTCCAAAATCGATTTTCCCAAAAAACTTTTGTTAAAAAAATTTAAAAATATCACTACACGTGAAGGAAACTTTTTTTCACGTTTTTTCAAAAATCTTTAAATTTCCCTTCACTATGTAGTGTTTTCTTCCAAATGAAAATGAAAATTTAAATTTTCAAAAAACTATTACACTTGGTATTTAGACCTTTTCTCATTTAAAACGCTCATTTTTTATAAATTGAATTAATATTATATAAAAAATATTATATTATATTATACTTATGAAATCCGGAATTAATGTTAAAAAAGACGCAAATCCTTTAACTAAAAATGAAAAAAAACAAATAAATTTAATGATGGATGACTGGTGGAAAATACAGGAAATGGAACAACATAAAGGTTTTAAAAAAAACAAATCTTATATAAATAAAAGAAAATCATTAAAACGACGTGCTGAAAAAATTGATAATATAATTAAAAAATATAATAGCAAAACAAAAAAAAATCGTGTGCGTTTTAAATGAGAAAAGGTGTAAAACACATAAATGGTTATTATTTAAAATAATTATTTTTTAAATTTATAAAAAATAATTAACTTATGTAGCGTATAGTAATCCAGCATTTCCTCCAACAAATATAACCATATTCACGCGTTCTTCCATAACATACAAATCATAATTATAATTATAAATGCGCCATGTAGGTTTATTAATACCAACTAAATCGCCTGTTGTTGGGTCACAAATAGTTAAAACTTGCGCATATGGGTCAAAAGGAGGTGAAATAGTAGTAAATTCTAATTCAATATTTGTAAAACGACTCATATTCATGGCTCCAGATGGCTGCAAATTGAAAGGTGATGTGTCTAAACAGAAATTATAACAATATAATCCTGGAGGAGCATTTCCAGCAGTACGAACGTATTTTTCAACAAAATTATAAACTCCTGCAGGTAAAATATTTTCTCTATATTGCCCATCTAATAATATTCCCATAGCTACTAGAATATATTGAAGATTTTGCGGGTTATATACTCCTGTGGTATAAAGTCCACTCAATGTACCATCCGGATTCAAACCAGGTCCCAATGAAGTATAAGTACTACTTGTATTTGGATTGGATACATCTCCAGCGGTAGAAGCAGGAGTAACATCCTGTGGCATATAATTATAAGGCCAATTAGTATAATTAGACCATTGGTTTCTTAAATTTACATCACTTCTTTGAAAATAAAACATCCAACTAATTACCATTCCGAGAGAATCTAAATATACTCTATTTTGACCAGTTATGTTATAAAATGTATTTTCATAAACTTGTTTTATTAAATATTTTTGTTCATTTTTTGCGAATAATTGTGATTCATCATTAGAGAGAAAACAATAAGTACAATTTAAATTAATATCTGCATTCAAATTGGTTCTAGTATCAGTATATGAAACCGGTCCTAAAGTTTCATCAGGAGGTGTCTGTAAAAATCGGTAAAGTTGCATATAATACTGGTTAAAATTAGGTGCTACCACAGGAAAGTTATTTGCATAATCCATAACATCACGAATTGTAAACCATTCGTTTAAAGGTCTGAAAGTAACACTAATAGTCAACTCATTATATTGGAGAGAAACTAATGGAAAAGCTTGTACAGATTTTAAATTAAACCAAGCACCTAATGGAATGTATAATGTTTGACCCATTATTGAAGGTTGTGCTCCAGCAGCACTTGTTGTGTAATATGCGTTTGGATAAGCATTTACTCGCGCACCATAATTGGCTGGGTCATTTAATTGAGGCGTATTTCCTATCATTTCATAAAATAAGGCTAATTTTTCCGCACTAAAATCTCTTTGAGCAGACGCTAATATATATCTTCCTGAATATTGTTGTAATTGTTGATTACCACAATTAATTGTAATTTTATCGATAATTTGAGCTCCCAAATTTTGTATCCACTGAAATTCATAAGGAGCCCAATTTGTATAAGTTGTAGAACCATCTGAATTTGAAACCTCTTGAGGAGGCAAGATAGGAGACCAAATATTAGGTAATGTAATAGATATATAACAATCCATCAGAAGGTCAGCATATCTTTTAACTTTAAATGTAAAAGTAGAATCGGTTGTTAAGTTAAGAATAGGAGTACCTTCAAAATCAAGACGAAAATTTTGTTTGCCAAAATTAGTATATTTTAAATATGTGGCTTTCCAAAATGTTTTTTCTGGATTTCCATTTAAAATAACATTTTGTTGTCCACTAGCAACTAAATTCATAAGACCACCTGCCATATTAGTATATATTATAATAATTTTTTAATTATTTATTTCATCATATTATTATTATTAAATATATTAAAAAATATAAGCATATATATAATTATAATGTTGTTTTTAAAAGTTTTTATTTTATTTTATAGCGTGATTAATGGGTTTAATCGTAATGTTAAACAAATTCATATTTAAGGATTAAACAATACTTTGTAATACAGTGTTTAAGTGATAAAGAATGTTTTTTAATCTTCAGCATAAACTCTTCTTCCACATTCATCAAAAGGGTTACCAAAATTATAACGTAAAAATAAAACAATAACACCCAAAATGACAACAATTATTAAAACTACTAAAGATTCTAACATTACAATAATAGTTATATTATTAATAAAATTAATTAATTTATTATTTAATAAAAGGAATTAATAATAAAATTGAATAAATTTAAATATATAAATGTAAATATACTATTAATAAAGGATATGTCTATTGAAAAATCAAAAAAAAATAAAAAGATTCCACTCATCATAGAAGAAGATGAAGCAGATAATCAAGATATAAAAAAAAATTCAATTAGTGATTTAATAAATAGAATTATAAATTCTGATTCAGAGGCATTTTTAAAAACAATTCCTTCAGACTCTATTGATTTAACAGTTACAAGTCCTCCTTATGACGATATTCGTGATTATAAAGGATACAACTTTTCTGACAAAGTTTTAAACAGTATAATTTGTGAGCTTTTTCGTATAACAAAGCCAGGAGGAGTTGTAGTTTGGGTAGTTGGAGATTCAACTAATGACGGCAGCGAATCAGGAACCTCTTTTCGTCAAGCATTAAAATTTATGGAAACAGGATTTAAATTACACGATACAATGATTTATGAGAAAAATACCTCATCATTTCCTGCTAAAAGGAATGGAAATAGATATACACAGATATTTGAATATATGTTTGTATTTTGCAAAGGAAAAATAAAAACAGCAAATTTAATTTGTGACAAGCCAAATAAATGGGCAGGACATACAAATTGGGGTAAGAATACAAATAGATTAAAAAATGGAGAATTAAAGGAAACAACCGATATTAAACCTGTTCCTGAATTTTCACCACGTAATAATATATGGAAATATAATGTAGGAAAAGGTTTTAACTCGAGTGATAAAGAAAGTCATCTGCATCCTGCTATATTTCCTGAACAGCTTGCTGAAGACCATATATTATCATGGAGTAATGAAGGTGATATTATATTAGACCCCTTTTCAGGTTCAGGAACAACATGTAAAATGTCCAAAAAAAATAAGAGAAACTATATAGGAATTGATATTAGTGAAGAATATTGTAAACTTGCCGAAATTATTTTACAAAAATATGATTTGCTCTAAAACTCAATAAATTCGCTTCTTCCTTTTGTTATTAATTGCACATTTAAATAAATCGAAACCAATTTGGTAAGAAACTTATTAGTAAATCCAAACGCACGTGTTAAACCTAATTTACACCCGTGTTTATGTATATGTAAATATTGTTGTCCACATTGACTAACATTTTTTTCTAATATACATGTTTTAATTTTAATAAAATCATCCTGAAATATTTTTTCTATTTCTGGATAATTTTCAAATATGTCATCCAAATTATAAAATACAATTCCAAGTATTTTTTTTTCATAATATTTATCAATTGTATTATAATTTATGTCATCATGTTGGAAAATCAAAATAATACCTTTTTTAATTTTTTCATAATATTTTGTTTCTTGAATGAATTGTTTATCAGCTATAGTGTCTATATTGCTTTGTTTATTTGTGTCTCCAAAATTGGTTAAGGTTAGGCGCTCTTTTGCATTAAACCATTTGTTTTCTAATTTACCAATTTTTTTAAAATGGGTTGTTTTGATATCTCCATATTCCATATCAGGACAAGATTCATTATTAGGTAAATTTCCAAATAAATAGAATTCAACTATCTTACCAATTAATCCTTTATCTTTCACAGATGTTATATTAAATTTCTCTTTATTTAAATTACAAAAAGTTTCCAATTCTGGACAGATAGTATGAACTGTTTTTATTAATGTTCTTAATGAACAATTGCCATATTTATTCATAATTTCTTTTATAATATTATTAAGAATATTTATATACTTTTCACTTTCTTTAATTTGTAATAAATCTAATTCATAGTCAAGAATTAAAAACGGTTTTTTTAAAGATTGAAAATTAATATTATCCATCAAGAAGTTAAATAAAAAATTGTTGATTTTTCTTTATTATTGTTCAATTTTATTTTAAAATACTATATTATATTATATTAGATGTCAAGCCAAAACACAGATTATTTAAGCGTTATAAAAAATATGAATGAAGATTTTCAGAGTTATATGGTAATAGCATTTATTTTAATTATTTTAATAATAATGATTGGTTATATAATATATTTATCTCGTCTTGAAAATGCAGAATGTAATTATATGAATACATTGTATTCAAGTGTAGATGGAAATATTAGACCAATATCTGAAAACGACCCTGATTGTCGTGCTAATTTATTTGATTATTATATTAAAACTGCATTTAACGCATGTTCAGGAGGTTCTTATAAAAATGATTTTGTAGATATATGTAATTTAAAAGCAATAATAAAACAAGGAGTCAGATGTTTAGATTTTGAAATATATTCAGTTGACAATAAACCAGTAGTTGCAACAAGTACTTCCGATGATTATCACGTAAAAGAAACATTTAATTCTGTCAGTTTTGGGGATGTTATGAGCACAATTAATAGTTATGCTTTTGCAGGAGGAACATGTCCAAATCCTACCGACCCTATTTTAGTTCATTTAAGAATTAGAAGTAATAATCAAAATATATATTCAAATATGGCATCTATATTTAAATCTTATGATTCTGTGATGTTAGGGAAAGAATTTAGTTACGAAAATTCAGGAAGAAATTTAGGAGGTTTACCATTATTATCATTTAAAGGAAAAATAATTTTAATTGTTGATAAAATAAATAATGCATATTTAGAAAATAAACAGTTTTTAGAATATGTTAATTTAACAAGCAATTCAATATTTATGAGAGCCTATGATTATTATAATATAAAGAATAATCCAGATATAAATGAGTTAACAGAATATAATAAAAGATGTATGACTATTGTATTACCGGATAAAGGTGTAAATCCTTCAAATCCAAGTGGCCTTCTATGTAGAGCAGCAGGATGCCAAATGGTAGCAATGCGTTATCAAATGGTCGACAATTATCTTATGGAAAATGCATTATTTTTTGATAGATGCGGATATGCATTTTGTTTAAAACCAGAAGATTTAAGATACAAAATGGTTACTATTCCTACACCCACTCCTCAAAACCCAGCCTATTCATATGCTACACGCACAACTAGTACAGATTATTATAGTTTTAATGTATAGTTTAAAAAATAAATATGAAATTTTTTACACCTTTTTACATCTCAATCGCTGTTTACTCTAAACCTAAAAAATTACGTCCAATCTTACTTGTAGCAAACATACCACATCCCGAAATAATCTGTAAATAAAATATATTAGTTTTTTTGGTGCAACATAGTAAATATACTGATAAAACAATAAAAAGTATAGAAAAAAACCAGAATAGTTGAGTAAATCTATCCATTAATATATAAAACTATATAAAATAATTTTGAAATTTATAATTATATAAATAGGCATTTGAAATGTAAAAAGGTGTATAATATAAACAATAATATTTATATTATATAAATGAATAGTAGTAAAATAAGTCATTATAAAAAAAGATTTAAAAAAATTATATAATATTATTTATATCAATGGGACAAATATTTTCTCAATCACAATCGAATAAATTAAATCCAGTAAATGTTAATTGTCCAGTATGTAAAAAATCAGGAAAAACTCCAAATTTAAATGGTAGATTTCATATTATTAATTTGAATGAGTGTCAATGTAATGGTTGTAATGCAATATTCGAGAAAAAAAAATTTTTTAAACCAGTAGTTACTGATGCCGAAATAGTTGACCGTGGTCCATGAAAAAAAAGTAATTTAATTATGCTATAGCGATTTTATCTGATAAAACAAAACGGTGTATAGAATAAAATAAAATAGCAAATATAATAGTATGAACAAATGCAACAGTTAAATTATTTGATTTGGAAGGAAATCGAAAAATAACATTTGGTGTGAGAATAAAAAACACAAAAGATGTATAAATAACAACTATATAATCTGGAAGAGCCATTGAATATAATATATTATAATATTATATTTAATTATATTCAATTTAAAATACTTTTTTTTAAAATAGCCATGAATCAAAATCTATATCTTCAATTAAATATTTTTTTTTAATTATATCTGCACATATTTTGTTAATAATGTTTCTTTTAATTTTTTTTATTCCATAAATTTCTTCAATAATTTTTTTAAGTGTAACAGCCGGACTCCAATTATCTCTACAATTAAAAGAATGACAACAAAAACATTCATGTCCATAAACTTTTTTAAGCAGAATAAATTCTTTACGTGTATAATTAATTTTTAAATAATCTAAATATCTTTTGTTTTGATAAAAAATTTTAGGAGGTTCAAAAGGATAATTCATAGGAATTAAAAAAGAATATTTTTGTTTTTGATTATCAATAACTTCACTTATACTAACAATTAGTTCACTATCTTTAACATTCACTTCAATATCCTTATAAATTTTATAAAGGTCTATTAATTCTCTTTTAATTCTGTTCCTTATTGCTCTACACCCAACAGCCATTAATTTTTCTTCATTTTTTTGAATTAATGTATTATCAAGACATAGGTCCATATTAAATATATTAAATATATTATAATATTTTTATATATTAATTTATATTATTATAATATGAAAGAAAAAAAAATATGTAATGGTTTAAATTTTGCAGATTGTGAGCTTGCAATTTTACGTATGGCAGTAGATAAAGCAGAAGAAAAAATAGGAAAACGAATTGTTAATTCAGAAGATATCAAAAACATAATAAAAATAGTTGAGGATTTTATAAAAAAGAAAAATCTAATATGTTATGGTGGAACTGCTATTAATAATATTTTACCAACAGAAGACCAATTTTATAATAAAGAAGTAGAAATTCCTGATTATGATTTTTTCACACCAAATGCGTTAAAGGATGCAAAAGAATTAGCTGATATTTATTTTAAATCAGGGTTTACAGATGTAGAGGCAAAATCGGGTCAACATCATGGTACCTATAAAGTTTTTGTTAATTATATTCCTGTTGCTGACATTACCTTTTTAGATAAAGAAATATTTAATTCTCTTAAAAAAGATGCTATTCGTGTAGCGGGAATATTATATGCACCACCAAATTTTTTAAGAATGTCAATGTATTTAGAACTTTCAAGACCTGCTGGTGATACAAGTAGATGGGAGAAAGTTTTAAAAAGATTAACATTACTTAATAAAAATTTACCTTTAACTGGATTAAATTGTGACCATATGGAATATCAAAGAAAAATGGAAAATAAAACTCAAGAAGATGAAATTTATAATAATGTAAGAAACACATTTATAAACCAAGGAGTCGTTTTTTTTGGAGGATACGCAATTTCACTTTATTCACAATACATGCCAAAAAATCAAAAATTAAAAGTAGAAAAATATGCTGATTTTGATGTGTTATCAAATGACCCAGAGACTACAGCCGAAATAGTTAAAGAGAGACTAAAAGATATAAATATAAAAAATATAAAAATTATCAAGAGAGCTCCAGTGGGAGAAATTATTCCAGAGCATTTTGAAATCAAAATAGGAAATGATACAATAGCATTTATATATAAACCTGTAGCGTGCCATAGTTATAATGTAATTAATATTCATAGTCAAAAAGTAAGGGTAGCTACTATAGATACAATGTTGAGTTTTTATTTAGCATTTTTATATGCAAACAGGCCTTATTACAATGATTTTTTAGATAGAATTTTATGCATGTCAAAATTTCTTTTTGAAGTGCAACAGAAAAATAGATTAAAACAAAAAGGTTTGTTAAAACGCTTTAGTATTTTGTGTTATGGACACCAAGAAAGTGTAGAGGAAATGAGAGCACATAGAGCAGAAAAATATAAAGAAATAAAAAAATCTGGTAATAAAGAAGAATTTGAAGAATGGTTTTTAAATTATAAGCCAGAGGATTCAAAAACAAAAAAAATAAAGATGATGAAAATAAAACAAAAAAAATCAAAAAAAGAAGTAAAACAAAAAAACCCAAAAACAAAATATTAGATGTTTATGGAAAGAGAACAAAAAAAAATAAAAATATATTCTATTAAATTGGACAAGTTGTTCCCTTACCTACCTCATTTTCATTATTGTCCTCAAACCTAACTTTTTTTTGATTAAAATAAAATTTATATATGAATAATCCAATAATAATTAAAAGTAAGGCAACTCCTAAATAAATTAAAAACGTATAATCTCCTTTTGTTGCTCCTCCAACAGTTTCATCGAATGAATTTGCTAAAGAAAAAGCAGCTAAATCTGCAAATGTATCGTCTAAATTATTCATTTATTTAATTTAATAATTAAAGTTATTAAATCAAACTCATAAACAATATGTTTCTAATAAAATTACAAATACATCATGTATTATTTTAATAGTAATTTTACTTAAAATAGAAGATTTAAATTCATCAGGTACATTATTTTCCAAATAAATTAAAACACAAGTAAAATATACACATATTCTTTCTATAATAAATTTCAAATAATAAAAAAAATAATTTGTAAAATTCCATTCATTTACATAACTACACATGGATGTATTGCTTTGTTTAATAAAAAAACTGTGAATATCAAGCATACCAGACAGAATTCTATGGTAATTAGTTTTTTCATTTTTTATATTTAATAAATTTCCAATTTTATCATAACCAAACAAATCTAAATACAATATTTTACTATTTGGTACTTTATTAAAAATATAAGGGTTGATTCCATCACAATATTTTGATTGATATAATATATTTCCATCAATTAAATAGGGAATGAAACAAGATTTTATAATAGAATCAAGAATTTCATCTAAATCTTTGAATTTTGATTTTATTTTTTTCTCTCCTTTTTTAATATTGTAGTACGTAATATAAAATTTATCATTTACTTTGTCACATATATCATTAGGAATATTTTGAATTAAATATTGTTTCAGTTCTTTCACAGTTTTTAACTTGTGTGTTTCTTTAAATTCTTTATTTGCTATAATATATAATTGGGACATTAAATCAAGGGAGTCAATAAAATAAAGAAAAGCAGCAACGGAGCCGATACTACATCCTGAAATTCTATTTATTTTAATATAATTTTGTTTTTCCATTTCTTTTAAAAAATAAAGAGCTCCAATAAGATAACTCCCATTAAATACACCACCATCTAAAACTAAATCTAATATTAGAGGAGATTTTACATTTTTAATATTATCAGGTAAGTTTTCAATTAATTTAATTACATATTCTTTAACCATTTTATTATTATTAAAAAGTATTTACTAATTAAAATTATTACGAATAAAATTTAAAAATTTTTTATTAATTTTATTAATTAATTTTAGAATGACATGTATAGAAAATTATCAGTTTTATTGTTTATTCAATAATAATGAGGAAAGATGTAATAATATGAAAAAATATTTTAATAAGTTAAAATTATCATGTATTTTTTATGGTGGTGTAGATTTTGAAGATATTAGAATAAGAAACTTTGAAATTGATGAAGACACAAAACATGTTTGGTCAAGAATGTATGGTCATTTAGATATGATAAACGATTTTTATCATAACAAATCTGAAGAATTTGGAGTTTTTTGCGAAGATGACATCTATTTACATAAAGATTTAAAAAAAGTATTTAAAAAAATATTATTTGATTTTAAAATATTGAATCTGGATATATTATTATTGAGTTATTTAGTTCCTTTTAAAATAACAAAGGACACGAAAGATTTTCCATTAAAACATACTATTACTACTAGTAGTATTTATAAATATCATGACTATCCAGATTATATTCAAGGAGGAAAGATGTATATATTATCTAAAACACAAGCAAAAACAATGTTAGATAAATATTATTCTAATTATGCTGAAAAAACAATTTACGATAAAAACAAAATCATATTTAGTGTTGATAGTACAATTATTAAAGAAGGAAATCGTGCTTTAATATCACCTATATTAGCAATAATAGATAATAAAAATATGTTGAAAAATATGGAACAACAAAATTTTAATACAAATTGTTTTTATGTTCATTTCAATTGGCTATTTATTACTTGACTTTTTCATTTTTAATTAATCTATTGATAAAATCTTCTTCATTCTTGTGAGAAACATATAAATTAATTAATTCAGCTGGAGAGTAAAAATTATTTTTTATTTTTTCTAGTTTATCCATGTCAATTGATTTTCCAAATAAATGTTGGTATATTTCTGATATAGTATTATGACTTGCATTACTTAATTCATGAGTTATATCAATTCTTCCTGGTCTAACCAAAGCAGAATCTAATTTTCCATAATGATTAGATGTTATAATAAGAATTCTTCCAGGTGTTTCCCGTATTCCATCCCATAAATTTAAAATGTCATCCAACGTAATAGGCTGTTCATTTGTCAAATTCGAAACAGTAGGTTTGGAATTGTTATTATCAATTTCACATATACCTTGTATAATTTCTCCAATATTCATATTGTTTATTTTTTTTGATTTACATTTTCTATCAGTACATTTTAATTTCTTTTTTCTATCTAATATTATATCTCCGACACAATCAATATCTTCAAATACAATTATTTTTTTATCAAAAGCAATACTTCCTTTTTCATTATTATCATTATATGTATTTTCAAAGAAAAAGTGGTCTAATTGTTGTTTTGTTTTAATTAATTTCAATGATATGATGACCAAGTGTCTATTGGTATAATTAGCTAGAGCCTTAATAAATGAAGTTTTACCAGTTCCTGGAGGTCCATGGAGCCCGATACCAAGCGAATATGGAACGCCTTTTTCATAATACCAATCACGATTATTTATAAAAAAGTTTATTTTTTCTAGTATGTCAAATTTTCCTTCAAAGAAAATATTATTAAATGTTCTAGTGCTTTCAAATAATTCTTCTTTCCAACAATCATATCTAGCATCTTCATTGTCTTTTTTATTTTTTTCAAGAGCGTATATATATTTTTTATTACAACGATTATTTTTAATTGAAGATTTATAATTCTTTGTTATATTATCAATATATTTTGTCAAATAACTAACGTCATAAACATAAGAATAAATTTTAATAGTAATTTTATCAACTTTAGAATTCATTTTTTCTTTTTCATTGGATAGGTCTTCTTGTTGCATGGTTGTTTTAATATAAATATTTTTATCTATTTGAAATGGTAGATATTGATAAACAATAAAAACATCCATATTTTTTCTTCTAAATTCTTCACCTTCTGATGTTTGAAAATTAGTATGAGATTCTTTTATTTGATAAATAGTAGATATTTTATGAATATTTTTAATAATAAAATCATTACATGCTTTAAAACGGTCACTATAACAAGAAGAAATAGTATAAGAATGTGAAAAAGATGATGAGGTTGAACATCTTTTGCCTTCAAGAATAATCGTATGTTTTTTAAAAAATAAAGATTTTATTGAATCGTATGAAATATTTTTTAATAAAGAATCAAGATTATAATCGTATATATAATTTATAAAATATCCAACAATTGAAAGTATTAAAGAAGAGAGAATTGCATCAAAAGCCATATTTCCAGTTTTGAAATAATCAAAAAAGGTAAACCTTAAAACATTCGAATAATTTGCTTTTAAAATATTAATAAAATCAGTCATTTTTATGCTTATTATGATAAACAAAAAATGTTTAAATTGTTTATTAATTATTTAAAAGGCGCCAAAATGATTTGTAATTTTATTAAGCGTATAAAATAATAAACCAAATAATATACTCATAAATAAAAAACCGTTAATATTTAAATTTCCATCATTCGAAAATAAAATCGGAAAATAATTAAATAAAAATTTTCTAAAAAATGGAAGTTGAAAGAAGAAGTAGAGAACAGCTAACAATAAAGGAGTCTGAATTTCATTATACATATCATCTAGTGAATTTTGTCTTTGAGAATTTTTACTATAATTTTCAATCATATCTTCCGTGGTTTCATAATTTCTTATATAATCATTTTTTGGTTGAGGAATAGGAACATAATTTGGTAGAGCGTAGGGGTCGTTGCTATGTCCAGATGTATTCATTGGTATATCTCTAGATGGTAATTGAGTAATTCCCGTAGCACTAGCTTGTTGCAATCCGTTAACAATTTGACTAATTGTTGTTTGGTCTAAACTAACAGAACCTTGTGTAGGATTGGTAGGTATTGGTCCTTGAGATATAACTTGATTTTCAGAAGCTTTCATTGAAATATTTCCTCCACTTACTGGGTCGGTAGGTAGGTCTAAAATACTTGTAGTTGATTCACTCATAATTATTATAAAGAATTATTGATTATAATAATTACGTAAAGAAAAAATTTATTCAAAATCTACTATTTTAGTATTCATACTACATTTTGCAGGAATAGCATTATATTTTACACATTTATCTTTATTTTTGTATATTTTATCTTTAATTTTTTCTAAAGGTGGTGCATGAAAAATAAGACAATTTTTATCTTTACATACAGTTCTAAACAAAGATGCTAAACCTAATCCTAATAAAATAGACATTATATATTTTCCCGTTTCAGTATGAACAAATTTACCCAGATATATTCCCATTTATATATTTTGTATATATTATTTAAGATTGAATTGGTATTGTAGATATTAATGATTCATTCTTTGGACATTCAACAACTTCTTCTTTAAAATAAAAACAATTTTCTGCTTTATCCTTAAATAAAACCTTATCTATATTTTCTGGACTAGGATAAATATATATAGTTTTCATTTCTGGTCCTAAAATATATATAAAAAAAAGTCCTATTGCAAAGCTTACTAAAAATACAGGAATAGAAATATAATTTAAAATCATATATATTTAACATACAAAATAAAGTGAAACGGCTATTGTTTAACAAAAAACAAATAATAAAATAAAAAAATTTTTTTCAATCATAGTAATCTGAATCGGCTATTGAATAATTCCCAGAATCATTCCCAGAATTATTCCCAGAATTATTCCCAGAATTATTTACTATTGATGGTTTTAATGAAAATTTTTCTTCTGAATTATTTCTTGGAGATGATTTTTTTAATTGTGATTGTTTATTTTCATCTGAATCAGATTCTATAATTAAGGAATGTTTTTTTTTATGTTGAATTGGTTCATAACCAACATTATAATTAATTACTTTATCAACAAAAGAAGAATATTCCATACTTTTGATGGTAATTTTATTTTGTATTAAATGAAAAGTATTTTTGTCTATATCATAATAAACAAAACTTTGTTTGTATTTTAATTCCATAATTTTTTTAAATAAAGGTTGTAATTTTGTTATGTAGATTGTTACAGCATCTTTTATATATTGTGTACTTTCTGTCTGATTATATAATTTTATGGATTCTTTTATTTCTTGAATTAATATATAAGATTGTTCTAAACTTTCTTTTAATTCGTTGTTTTTTTCAGCATTATCTGTAATTTTTATATAAGTATTTAAATAGCTTTCCAAAAGAGATGTATATGAATCTACAATTTCTTTTTCATCATTAAAATCTTGAATGGCTGATTCAGTTGTTATATATCCAAAAAGTAAACGATTCTTACTATCAATAATAATATTTTTTGATTCTTTAATTTCATCCTCAATTCTTTTTATAGTTTCAGGTAAAGAACCATAAATTCCAGTTTGGATAGTAATATTTAAATTACATGGGTCGGCAATAATTCCACAACGTGCTCTTAATTCTCTATATTCATTGTCTTCATTTTTATAGTATTTAACTGAAAAAATAGTTCCACCTGGACGTTTACAGTTAATACATTTAGGCTTTAATTGTAAATATTTTTGCCTTTTTTCTTTAGCACTTAACGATATATCATTCATAATTATCTTTTTGTTTTTCATAATTTCATTTTCATATTTATTTTTAAGCTTATAAAATTCATTTAAAGCTGATTCAGCTGATTCAATTTGTTCATTAGTTTTATTACCTTCTTTATGTGCTGCTTTAGATTCAGAAATTGATGAAGAAGATTGATTTAAAAGAATATTTAATGAATCTTCACTTTCTTGTTCTTTAGATGGTTCTCTACTATTAAATAATGATGAAGTAGATTTACTATTAGATTCAAATTCCATTATATATATTATATTAAATAATTTATAATTTATAATTTAATAAACATTTTTTTTATGAATAATATCATATTCACTTTCCCAAGCTGGTAATCCAGTTATTAGTTCTTGATGTGCTCTACGTTTAGCCTCTTGAAAATTTTTGATTTTTGATAAAATATATTGTTGTTTTTCTTTATTTTTTTTTTCTATTTCAACTGGTGTTAATCTTCCTTTATATTTATAAATAAGAATTAGTCCTAAAACAATCAAAAAGGCAATAAACAATCCAATATTAAAAACTGTATTATGAAAATTATCTCTAATAATATGACATTGTTTAAGAGTATGATTTAAAAAATATTTAACTCCTGGCTCTGTAAGCGCTGGTTTAGAGAAATCATCGAAATTCATAATATTTATAGTTAAAATTTTAAATTAAATTATACATAATATCTATATGGCAAGTTCGTATTTAAATATAGTAACCTTTTTATTAACAACATTATTTTATTATTTGGCTATAAAACCAAGTTTAACATATGAAACATTTTCAGACCCAACTAAAATGAAGGATTATACTAAAAGTAATTATATGTATTTAGCTATTTATTTATTATTGGTTATGGTAATACAATTTATTGTGAATGCATCAATAATTTCAACAACATGTGGAGGAAGTATAAGTGAAAATATGGGAGCCGCTGGCGTATTTACATTTTTACCGTGGACATTAATATTTGGAGTATTAGTTCTGGTATTAACAGTTTATCCTGGATTTAAAAGCGCTTTTTCGGATGTTATAGGTTATTTTTATGTTTCAAGTTCAGCTAACAAATTAATAACAGAATTATTAATTGACAAAGATGTTCAAAATAAAATTGATGCAGATGGAACAATGACATCCGAGCAAAAAGAAGCAATGCAAGGAGCGGCAGATACAATTATTAAAATATGTGGAAACACTTCAGTTTTAATTAATCAAATTGTGCCTGAAAATTTTAATGATTATTGGAAAATATTAACTCCTTTAATGAAAAAACAATATCAAAATAATTCTCCTGAAACACTAGGAATGAAAAATGATTTATTTGAATTAGTAGTAACACGGGATAATGTAGGCGAGGCTATGTGGTATATGTACACTGGATTGCTTTTGACATCTATTGTTCAGTTAAAAATAACTACACGAGGATGTGCAAGTAATCCAAAAACAATGGAACAAAATTATCAAAAATTTTTGGAAGAAGAAGCAGCTGAAAAAGCTAGACAAGAAGCAGCAACAAGTACTACATACACTATTACCGCTTAAATTTTTATCAAATATTGTTAACTTTATGTGAATACATATTTACCTATAATAAAGATGAAATTTATTTTAAATGACATGAAGATGATGGTTCCCAAGATTTCTTGAGCATCGATGAAATCAATGATTTAATATTATATTAAAATATTCTTGGATATGCTATATAATACATAACGGCTAAATAACACAGTATTCCTAAAACAATGGATAAAAGCCATATTGGTAATATAGTTTTATTTTTATATCCTATGCCAAATTCACGTATGCTCCCATCTTTATTATATAAACAAGCTGGTTTACACATCTGTATTAATCCAAAAATTATAATAAATAATATAACAGCAACAAGAGTTATATTTTCACGGATATAGTTTCTATACATCTTATATATAATTATAAACAATTTTTTATAATTATAAACATTTTTTATAACTATTTTAATATTCTTCTAAACTTTATTTTATGAATCAAAATCATTATAATCTTCATATTCTTCTTCGGGTGCACCCACACCATCAGTATTACCGTTATAAAAATCCTCATTCATAAATTCCATATCATTAACTTCTTGTTCTATTTCATCATTTACAGCCTGTTCAGCATTGTAATCTTCTATTAAATTTTCAATCTCATCATCTGTAGCATTATTATTTTTCTTTCTAATAATTTTTTCTGCTTTAGACATTTCATCTCTAAATGATTGTTCTTCATCATAAAAATCCTTATCTAAAACAGTTAAACCTTTTTGTAAACCTTTACTGTATTGATTGAGTTTATTGATTTTTAAAATAGTATCAATGTTTCTCTCTTCATCCGTTAAACTTTTTAGCCGGTCTGTTATTAAATTTTTTTCTTTTTCTCTTAATTTAAACACTTTATCTTGAATTTCTTCATAAGAAATATTGATAGAATCTTTATGATTTCGCATTATTTCAATAAATGCCACCAAAAGTTGACTTGTATTTTGTCTTAATTCTTTTTTATTTCCATATAATAATCGAGTTTCAGTTTCAGGCCTTGTTGTCATTGATAAATCAACTCTTGTTTCTCTCTCTTCTATGTATTCGACAGCAAATAAATCAGTTATTTCTTGTTCTTTTCTTACTTCAGTAACAATCATTTCTTCATTATCAGATAATTCTATATAATTAATTAGAACTCTTAATAAATAATACTCAAATAAAAACTTACTTGTTCTTTCATCAAACACTGGCTTTAAAATTCTATCACCTATTTTAATGGATGAAAAAGAAGGAGTTTCCTTTGCCATTTTAATCAAATTTTTTGAAGTCTTTTGAATAGTAGATAATATATTTTGTAATGTTGGAACACCATAAAATGTGTTTAATTTTTCATAATAATTTTTAAAATAAGTTTTCAATTTTTTTATATGATTAGCAGAGAATCCAAAATAGCTTGGTATAAATAGAGAATTATGGTCAACACTATTTAATATTATATTTGGAAATATAGACGCGAAATTTTCAATAAATGTTTTATAAAAATTAACAATATTATACATTTTCTCATTAGAAATTTTTATTTCTTCATTTCGAGTTGATTCATCTGTTGACCAAATAGACAAACTATTTATAAATTCTCTAGCTTTTTTAAGAGATGACCTAGTAATTTTTGACCCGGAATTTTTTTCTATAAATTCAATTAGTTCTTCTCTCATTGACTCATTACTTTTAATTAAAAAATTATTTAAATCTTTAATTTCCCTAGTATATTCCGGACTAGCAATATCAAATGTATCTAATGCTTGCTTAATTAATTCTCTCAAGGATGGTTCAACAACTTCATCATTTTCATCATCAATAGAATTTATTAAAGCTAATAAACGAGATATTGTAGAAATTTCTGTTATGTCAAAATTAATATTTACTATATTGCTTCTGCCTATAATTTGAAGCAGTCTTAAAAATTGTTCGTTAGTATAATTTCTACCATCATCTTTTAATTTTTGAATTATTCTATCTAAAGAATCACTAGGATTAATTAATGAAGAATCTGGTTTACCAGTGCAAATAGGAATTAAATCAGGTGGAATAAGTGCTAATGATTTAAATTTACAGAAATATATAAAAGCCAAGTAAATTGTTTTTTCATTAAATTGATTACTAACAGGAGGATATATATTTTTTGTATTAATATCACTATATAATAATGCTGCTTTTCCATAGCTTTTGATATCTTCAATTATATTAGTCAATTTTGTTACAATTTGATTATATTCTGCAATGCTTGGATTTTTACTTATAAAATAATCTATAGTAGATTCTCCATGTTCAGTTTGACAACAAGCATTTTCCAAATAAGGTTCATTATTTGAATTTTGTAATAATAAATGATTCTTTTTTACTACATTTCCAATTTCTTCTTGAATAGCAAGAGAGAACTTAATAATTTTGGAACATATAACTAATATACTTTCATTTTGATTATTATCTCCGTTTCTTAACTGACTAATTAATGTTCTTTTAAATTCTTCAGAAATGTTTACTAGGTGTCTAATTTTAAATGCAATTAAGGGAGGAAGAAATTGTGACCATTTTGCGATATCATGTTCCTCTGGAATTTCAGTTGCAGTACTGGTTAATAAATAATCTGTTTTTTCTTCAAATTTCCTTTTTACTTCTGGAAGATTTAATAAAACTTCATCAACTGTTTTTTTTAATTTACTAATAACTGTATCTCTTTTTCTTAATACATTCCAAGGTTCTCCTGATTCTCTAATATCATAAGCTACACAGGCTACATAATTTAAGCTTGACAAATCTCCAGCACCTTCATAAGGATATCCATTAAACGACCTTATACAGCCAGGATGAGTTTTTCTGGTTTTAATAGGAGGAATAGCTGTTTGTGTAGATATTAAATACATTCCTAATGTATAATATAACAGAGAAGTATTGTAAAAATCTTTATAGGATGGCATTTTAGACCCTTTTTCAGCCATATGTTTTATCTTTTCTTTATAATCCTCCTCGGATTCCAAAGTATCACTCATGGCCGTTACAACGTTATTAATTATAAATTCTTTTTGATTTTCCATATTAATTCCCATAGCAACAGAGAGAGCATTTACAATATTAGATATCATTTTTGTTTGGGGAGTATTATAAATTATTGTTTTTCCAGTTTCTGCCAACATAATTTTATTTCCAGCATCATCTTCCATAACAGCGCGTGTTGTAATTTTAAATCCTTCTTCATATCCTTCTTCCACATCAAAATCAACAGGACAAATTGGCCAACCGCTATGTTCATCTGTCCACCAATCACCATCATCACTTAATTTGCCAATTCTACTTTTAATAAGCTCAAGTTGATTCAAATAATTTGGTTGGTCATTAACAAAAACAACTGCAAGGTCAAATTTAAATCTAGGTAATAATGGAACATTCGATGTTAAACAATATAACCAATGTTGTGACTCGAGTTCATTCAATGGTCCAAAACCTTCAACAGCGGGCCTGGTATAAATATTAACAAATTTAATTATATCTTGCTGTTTTTTAATAAAATCTTTTTGATTTAAAATAAGATTAAGTAATTTTTGATAAGGAGAAATTGGTTTTATAGATGGGTCTTCATCAACATGCGCACCTAATTTATATTTTTGATTATTATATTTTAACATACTATTTGTTTCCATTTTTGATAGAATTCCAATTAAATGTGAAAAATAATCATATTTATTTTTAATTTCCTTTTCAAATTCTTCCTTTGAAATTTTATATCTTGTATCAAATTCATTAATAACATCTATCAAAAGCTTATTTTGTATTCCAAGTTCATCAACTTTTATGCTTTCGCATTTATCATCCAAATTATTATTTGTAGGGACACTAATACATTTTTCTTGTAAATTACATAAAATACTTGACTCTGTGCTATTAATTATTTTACTCATATCATTGTCTAATTCCCATTTATTATCTCTACGAACATAATAGTCAACCTCTTCATTCGAATTATCATTATAACCTTTATATAAAATAGCGTATTGTCCATCTAATACTTTTTTGTGACCGTCAAGTAACGTATTTGCAAGATAATTAGCTTCTTGCTCATTAATTGGAATATAATTACCATTTTTATCATTATTTATAAGATATTTAGCTTCTTTTTCAGAAAATGGTTTTTTATTCATTAAATCTTTTGTAATATGAATTAATAATTCTTCAGGAGTAAATTTAATAATTTCTTTTTCATAATTATATAAAAGGCCATAATTTGTTTTATCATATTTTTTATCAAAATAAATAGTTTTATCATTATCAGCATTTAATGCATCAAGAGATTTATAATATTTACTCAATATCATTGTTTTACAAGAGTCTTTTTCTTCTTCATTTTTTAATAATTTTTCGTTTTTTGTCTTTTCTTCATCAAACAAATTGGAAAATTCACTTGGAAACATTAAAGGAACATTTTGTAAAGATAAAGCAGTTGTATAAAGTTTACTATAATCTTTTATAATTAGTTTTCGAAGTATTTCAGAATTTGTAAAAACATTATCAACATTTTGAAAATCATACCCTTCTTCAATAACATCTTGTCTTAAATTATCTTTACTAGATAAAATATTTATAATAGAATAAGCATTTTTAGCAACTAAAGGTATAGATTTTACCTTGTTTAACATCATAAACATTCTTGAACGTTCTTGATATCTTTGACTCGATTTAGAAATTTGTTCGCTTATAAATTTGGTAATTTCAATATATTGCATATAGGATAAATCATCTGAATATATCAAAAAAGGCTCTAAATAAGAAACAACATCAACAATTGATAATCTTCCAGTAATATATTTTTTCATCAAATTAAATAAAACCTTAATTTTTGGAATTAATATATTAATGAATTTTTTATAAACTTGTGCACGTGTTAGACCTTGTAAATCATCACTAGACAAGTCAATTAAATAACTTTTAATATCATTAGCAAAATTAGTGTCATTAAAATCAATAGGTTCATCTAAATTATCAACTAAAATGTAATTAACTTGGGTTTTCTTTTTAAGAAATTCCCAGTAATTTAAAAAATGTAAATTCAAGTTGGATTTATCTATTAATGTAGACCCTGGGAGATTAATAGTAGAAAATTTGATTGCTGGTTCTGGTAATGTAATAAAAGATTTAATTGAGAGAACATCATTTGGAGTCATATTAACACGTGTTGTAATAAGTTGGCTGCTTGTGGAGTTAAGTGTATTTAGTTTTGTTAAACCTAAATTATATTTTTCAATTACAAACCTACGTGTTCTGACACTATTATTTGAAAAAATCGAAGAATACATATCTTCCAGATTATCAATAATGACATTTAAATCACAATTTACACTTTTTTCTGATAAAATTCCACTATTTTCATCACCAATTAAATCAAATGGAGTAAAAGAAGGATTTAATTCATTATATAAGGCAGAATAATTATTTTGTTCGGTTGGAAGAGTATTAGATTCATAATTTTGTATTATTTCATCAATTTTTGCCAGATTTGTATTAAGCTGAATATTAACAATGTCTGGATTTTCATCAGAGTCTAATTTATTTGCATCATAAATTTTTTTGATATTTTTAACTACCGGCAAAATCCAATATAAATTTTGTTTAAATTTTTTAAAATAATATTCCAATGGTTTAGAAGATGCATCTACGGCTATTACTGCATCTATATTACCATATTGGTCAAAAGATGAAAAGTTTTGACGCAGTTGTTTAAATCTTTCTATAATAATATGAATATTATCTAAAACTCTTGGAGTTCTTTGAGCATTTGGAACAGTTGATAATAATTCATCAAGCAAATCTGAAACTTGAACTTCAATACTATATCTTTGTGCGTGGGATTTAACATCAACATATTGAACAATAGGTCCTAATTCTTCATCACCAAATTTGATTTGGTCAGCGCGCATAATAAATTCTCTTAACTGATTTTTAATATTTTTAGTTGGAACTGCAATTTCCATTTTTTCAGTTGCCATAGTTTCAAGATGTCTTGATAATTCAGGTAACTCAACTTCTTCTACATTACCATTATTTTCATCTTCTAAAATTTCTCCTTCTTCTAAAATTTCAGGCTTTCTTGGTTTTTGCGGTTTCTCTCTAATTTCAATATTTTCAATTGGTAAATCTTCAGGTAGTCCTTTGTAATCAAAGTTTATGTATAGTGTATCATCATCAATTGTTCGAACTTCAATCATATCTTCTTCTAAATTAGTAATTTCACCGGTTATAATGACAGGAAATTCTCCTCCAAAATAAATATTTATCCATTTTCCTGGTAACAAATCATTTTGTCTTGCATAACTTGGCGAATCACTTCTACTTAAAAGTGCTATTTTTACAATATTACCATCACCAATAATACCATCTTCATTTATTTTTAATTTAATTCTTTCAATTGTATCTACATTTATTAGAAATGTTTTTGATTTATCAATATAATCAATTATAAATGTTTGATTATTCAGTTTATCATTTAAGGGGTTAGAAATACTTATAACATCACCTAATTGTAACTCTATTATCGTATCATTTTCATTAGCTTTTTCAAAATCAATTTGACTTTCTGATGAGTTTGATGACATTTGTTTCTATATTTATTATAGAAATTTTTATGCTTAAGTAAAAATCTATATAAAATATAGTTTAAAGACAATTTAATAAATAATTTATTGATAATGATTAATCCTAATACTGTGACTATTGCTAATTTATCTCAAATACCAGGCTTTAATGCTCTTCTTCATAATGATGATATTGCAAATTCAAATATACTAAAATTAAATAAAGTGGTTTGCAAATCAACTAATAATCAAACCTATAAAGTAATTAGATATGATAAGAATTTTTTAACATATGATTTAGTAAAGACATATGGTTTAGCAAGGTCAATTGTTTCAAATAGTGATAATCGTGTAGTATCCTTCTCTCCACCTAAATCAATTCCATCGGATGATTTTATTCGAAATTATTCTGACAATATAGAAAATATCTTGGCGGAAGAATTTATAGAAGGTACAATGATAAATGTTTTTTGGGACCCAAAAATAGGATTATCTGGCGCTTGGGAAATTTCAACTCGAAATACAATTGGCGCCACGTCTAGCTTTTATAAATCTTCTAATTCAAAAACCTTTCGAGAAATGTTTTTGGAAGCTGCAAATGCAGCCAATTTAGTATTAGATTTTTTAAATCCAATGTATAGTTACAGTTTTGTTTTACAACATCCGGACAATAGAATAGTTGTTCCATTTAAAGAAACAAAATTGTATTTAGTAGCATTATACTATATTGATAATAGTGAAAAATTTAATATTAATGTTCACGCAATTAATATGGAAGATGTAAAAAATTTTGATTGGCGCGGAGCAAATATTCACTTTCCACAAAAATATTCATTTGATAAATATTCTGAATTAATCGAAACCTATGGGTCAATGAATACATCTTATCATGTAGTAGGTGTTGTTTTGCATAATACAAAAACGGGGGAAAGAGCCAAAATTCGCAACCCAGTTTATGAACAAGTTAGAAATCTTCGTGGAAACCAACCAAAGCTTCAATATCAATATTTGTGTTTAAGAAAAGAAGGAAAAGTAAAAGATTTTTTACAGTTTTATCCTGAAAATAAAAAAGAATTTTCATCCTTTCGAGACCAAATTCATTTATTTACAGAAACTCTGTATTCTAATTATGTATCTTGTTATATAAAGAAATCAAAACCTCTTATTGAGTTTTTCGAACAATATCGAACACATATGTTTAATATTCATAAGAAATATATGGATGAATTAAGAGAGAAAAAAATGTTTGTAACTAATACTTTTGTTATAAAATATGTAAATGAGTTGCATCCATCACTTTTAATGTATTGTTTAAATTTCCACATGAGAAAGCGTAACGTAGATAGTATTTCGGCAGAACAAAATATTTAATTAAAGATTATATTAATATAATTATTATTTAAATATAACTTTTTATATAAATTTAGAATGGCAAATGATTGTTGGAACCATTTAACTATTACAAGTGAAGACATTGAAGAGCTTAAAAGGCTTGTGAGTAAAGAATTTCAAAATATAGAAAATGGAGAACTTGTTTGTAAAAAAAATGTTCATATTCATAAGCAAACTCCTAGAGGCGTTGCTTTAGAATTCTTAAGTGGTTGGGAACCCCCTTACGATTTTTTGGAAATATTAATAAATAAATATCCATCATGTAGAATTAAAAATAGGTGGAATGAAGAAGGAGGAGGAGAGGGTATTTGGATTGGAGAAGCAGGAGCCGTGGAGTATAATTATAGTTGGCAAGATTTATGTATTGAAGCCAAACATTATCATTTTATGAATGAAGAAGAGATTAAAATGAATGAAGAAGAAAAAAATTAACATACAAATTAAGAAAAAAGTAATTAAATAAAAATAATTTCCAAACAAATGAATAAATATAAATAAAATATTTTAAAATTTATAAAATATTTTACACTTTTTAGTTAATATTATTTATTTAATTTTTTAATAATTTTGTCATTTCTTTTTTAATTTTTCTAAAAATATCTTTTGAATCTGCAATACATTCTTTCAAATGTCCTTTGATTGTTGCTTTGTCAACAGCTTCAGTATACGCCACTCTAATAATACTGTCATTATCATGTGGATGCATTTTTTTAAATCCACAGAAAGTTAGAATTTTGGTTTCATAAAATTTACTATAAAGGAAATATTCTAATACTTTCCCTAATGTATAATCTTCATTTACCAATATAACATCAAAACAATTCTCCATTGTATTTTGCGAGTTTATAATTTCTAATTCATCTTTTTCAATAAGGGAATCCAATTCATCTAGTTTTTCAATTAGAATTTCGCAAGCTTTATCAACAATTTCATTATCACTGTAAACTCCGACTGATTGGACAATAAAATCAAAACTATCTCGTTTAGTAATACGCATTCCATCGAGCAATTTCCAATTTTCAGCTTCAAATTCAATTTCTTCGTTACTTTTTCCTTCATCTTTCCATGATTGTTTTTTTCTTGCTAACTCTGCATCTTGTAAAACACTGTCAACAGTAAAACCATAGGAACAAGTCGCTACTGCATTAAACATTCCATCTTCTTTTGCTGTACCAATATCAAATTCACAAGTTAAATGAAGTTTTTCACCTTGCAACTCTTCGGAAACCTTTGGTCGTAGACGAACAAAATCAATAAAATCACTTGTATAATCGTTTGCAGGAAATATTTCTCTTATCATATCTTGATTGACAGCTTTTTTAGTGTCAACATCTTTAATTACAAAATTTTCTGTCGTAACAAACATAATTGTATCAGTATTGTTTTCTACATGTACCTCCATATAATATTTTTTTAAAGGAAATCCTTCTACATCTTTAATGTGTATAGGAATACAACTCAATCTCTGTTTTATAACTTCATTATTTAAACGACTGGTATTAGTTATTATATTAGCCTTGTTTTTTTCATAAGGAGTAGTTCTAAATACCACCAAAGGAATATCTGATAAAATTGTTCTTCGGAGAGCATTAGCTAAACTTACATTTACACCACTGAGTGTAAATCCAAGCATGTCACCATATTCAGGTCTGTTATTTAGTTGTACTTGAGGATTCATTGTATTTAATATTACTTTATATTTAAATTGTAAATTTAAATCATTTTTTTTTAAAATGAGTTAAATATTAATTTAAATTAACTATTATAATTTATAATGAGTTGTATTTTGTATTATAGTAATTATTGTGAGCATTGTAAAAAACTTTTACAAACATTATCAAAATCCAATACACAAAAAGATATACATTTTATTTGTATCGATAAAAGAGTAAAAGACTCTAATAATAAAACTTTCATTGTTTTAGAAAATGGACAAAAAATAATTATGCCTGAAAATGTAACACGTGTTCCCGCATTACTTTTATTAAATCAAGGTTATCAAGTATTATATGGAGAGTCTATTTTACAACATTTAAAACCAAGACAAGAAGTTGAAGTTAGGAAAGCTACACAAAATAATATGGAACCAATGGCGTTTTCCTTCGGTGGAGGCAGTTTTGGAGATGTAGTTTCAGACCAATTTAGTTTTCTAGACCAAGCACCTGAAGATTTAAAAGCAGATGGAAATGGTGGAATGAGACAAATGCATAATTATGTTGATTTAAATTATACAGATAAAATGACTATGCAAACACCAAATGATGAACAAGAATATAAAGGAGCAAATAGAATAGCTGAAGATGGGTCAAAAGATTTAATGGCTAAAATACAAGCTCAAAGAGAGGCAGAATTAAATAATATTACCAAAAATAGACCTCCAATGAGTATATAAATAAATAAATAATTAAAAAAAAATATAATATATTTATTAATTTAATAATAAATTAATTTAAAAAGAAAAATATAAAAATAACTAAATATGTCTAACAATATTCTGGCAGCTTTTAATGACCATTTCATGGATTTTGTAACAGATATACAATCAGTTTTTCCACAGGATGCGGATATTTTAACTGCAAAAAATGCTTTAATTACTGTAAGAAAAGCAAATCCAAAAATGATAGTTAAAATTTGGACTACTTTTATAGTTGGAAAATATAAAGGAGAAATTGAAGCTGGTAATCTTGCTTTTTTTATAGATAAAGATTATTCTTCGGATGTGTCTGCTGCTGCTAATTCAGACAAAATAATGGAATCTATTAATAGATTACGCGAACCAATTAAAAATATGAGTGCTGAAAATCAAGCTAAAGTTATGAAATATATTCAAAATTTAACAAAACTAGCTGAATTATGTGATAGTAATTAATACTTATTTTATATAAAATTAAATGAAATAAGTATATTTAACCAAAATATTTAAATGATTCATTCTCATCATCTTCTTTTTGAGATTCCACTGGTTCATTCGAGGATGATTCTGAAATAGAATCTATTTTATCATCATTGGGAGAACTTTTTATTGTTAAATTATCATAATTTTGTAAAATAATCTCAAAATCCAAATCATTTTTAATATCAGTAAAATCTGTTGGAGTAAAAAACCACCAACTTTCTTTATCAAATTTGCCTACTTCTTTTACAGACTCGACAGCAGCAGTATAATAACCTGATAATAATAAATAAACATATACAAAACTTATAAATTTATCATCAATTTTAAAGTCATTATTATTTTCATAAATGTTTAAATAATTACCATAATCTTGCAAATAATTTTTAAATAAAGGAAGTAATTTGTCATTTTCACTATTTTTTTTATTTTCTTCATTTTCTTGAGATTTATGTCGAATAATATTTTCTACAAGGTCTGGAATATCTCTTAAATAGGCAAAATCAATTCCTGTAACATTAAATTCAAGGTCTTTTTGTATTTGAGGTAAATTTTTATTTAAAACATCTTCCAATTCTTCTTTCAATTTTTTTCTCATATCAACAGTTTTGTTCATTTGTTCATTAATTATCGACTCTTTATCAGCAAGCCCCATTCCTTCATTTTCTCTCTGTAGTTGTTCAATTAAATTAGCTGTTGCTTCTGATTCGACAGTTACATCTTCTTCTTTTACGCTATTATCAACACTAGGCACAGATATTTCTGAATTTTCAGGCACATTTTCAATTATGTCCGCTGATATAGATTTTTCACTTTGTAATTGTGTTATTTTATTATTACATTCTGATTTTAATGTATTAATTCTTTCTATAAATGTTTCTAAATTGTTAATTATATTATTGGTTTTGGTATCATTAATTTGACTATTATTTGAAATTATTTCTTGAGTTTTAATAATAGCAGCATCTAATAATGATAGTGTTTCATCAAGTTCTGAAATATTCATTTTTGTAATTGAATCGGAAGCCGCCTTAAATTCATCTTCATCCGGTTTTTGAGTTTTTTGTGAATTAACTATTCTTGATTTTTTCTTTTGAAGATATATTTCTTTATTAACATAATTTAAATATGTTTTAATCTTTTCAATATCTTCGGGTGAACCGCCTTTTTGTTTATTAGTTTTTTTGTGATTTTTATTACCTTTTCTTTGTTTTTTAGTTTTTTTATTTTTATTCTTTTTATATAATTTTTTAGTAAATTTTTTCTTTTTATTTAATTTTTTAGTAAAATTTTTCTTTTTATTTTTTTTTGTACCTCCTGATGCAACAGGGTCAACATATTCATATTCTATATTAAAAACCTTTCTATTTGGATTTCGTGTAAAATATAATTTAAAATAAAGATATTCAATCCAAGGTATATTTCCTGTTTCATTTTTATTTTGACTTGCTTGAAAAAGTCCAGATGGGTTTATAATTTCATCTTCAAGAATAGTTTGACTAAATTTGGTTAAATTATCGGCTTGACTTCTAAAAAAGTCACCATTTAAAATTTGTGTAAACTTATAAATAAAAAAAGCCTTAATAAATGTAGTTGTAAGGTCATTTTTTTTATTAAAAAATTTGGAATAAGGTAAAACTTCAACAGTTTCACCCATTATTGGAGTATTTTCAATATCTTCTAATTTTTGATTTAAATTGGTTAATTTTAAAATAGGAATTTTTTCAAATTTATTTATATCACTTCTATCCATGCTTAAATGCAAATTCAACTTCAAATTAAATAATTTATAACCTTCCCACATTTTTTTCCAGTCTTTTGATAATCTAATCTTTGGATTGGGAGAGCATTGATAATTAAACATCAAATTTAATAATTCAAAACACGCGTGATGATGATGATTCACTTGAAATTTAGGACAAAATGTAAGAAGAGGTCTCTGTAATATTTTCCAGAAAGATTTCATATCATAACGTCTTAATGTTAAAACTGTTGGAAATCTTCTTGGAAGACCAATATTGACATCTAAAAATTGATGTTTCATTTCATATTCGTATCCTGCAACAATAAATGCAAAAAGACCAATATGTTCAGAAGTATAATCCGTAATAGCATCAAGAGCTTCTTGACCATATTCATTAAATGTTTTTTTTACTTTATCTTGTGGTCCAGCAATCGAATAGGCTTCATCTATAAAAACTACTTTGCCGAGAGCCTGTGTCAATTCATTATATACCTTTGGCGCAGTTTGGCCAGTATATGCTCCAATAATATCAGGTTTTTTTATTTCTTTAAGGTCACCTAATGTTAAAAACCCAGACCATTTTAAAGCCAAACCAACAATAGCTGATGTATAACTTTTACCAACACCTGGTGTGCCCATTAAAACTAAATTAAAATAATCATAGGAAGGAATGACATTTACGTGCTCATTTTTTGAATTGGGGTCTTCAACATAAGATGTTATATAACTAACAATTAATTTAGAGATAAGAGCTCTCCATTCTGGTACAGAATCTAAATTTTTGCATTGTTGTAGGAATTCATATAAATTATTTTTTACATAGTTGGTTCTTACAAATTTATTAATAAACATAGTTTTTTTACTGATTTTATTTCCAAATCCCAAATTATTTTTTATTGGTTGGTCCAAATCTGATATTTTATCCAATAAATCTTCAGTTTTTTTTTCATTTTCAGATTCTTCAATAAACGAAGCTATATTTTCTTTATCTATTTTGTTATTTGCTTCAATTAAATTTGTAATATCATCTTTTTTTCTTTGTATTTCATCTGCAATATTTTTTAAAGTATTTTCTGTATTATTTACTAAATTTTCATATTCTTTTGTTAGTGTAGTTATAGTGGAAATACATTTGGATGCAGATTGTGTAATATTTTGTATAGTTTGTTCTGCAGTTTGATTAATTTTATCCAATTTCTCTTTTAAAGTGAGTTTACTATTATTAACTTCATCTAGTTCAGTTTCTAATTTTTTTATATCCTCTGCTAATGAATTAAAATTTTCTAAAAAATGTTTTGTTGCTTGGTCATTAAACTCAATACTGGATTTGAATGCTTTTTGAGTATTTTGAATAGCTTCATTAATAGCAGAATTAGATGATGGAGTTGGTAATTCTGGTTGTTTTTCGGATATTGGAGTAGATTCTTCAGTTGATGAAGGCTCTGATATAATTTTTGCATTTTGTGCCAAATAATCTAGAGGAAGTTCACCTTCAGAATCATCAGTTGTTTTAATTTTAGCTTTATCTGAATCCATTTCAATAATATTTCCTTTATAATGTTGATTCTCATAATCAAATTCTATATTATCTCCTACCTTAAACTTTGATTGAGAGATTGTAGATGCTTCACTTTCATTTGAAACTTCGGGAGCACTCGATGCTTCACTTTCATTAGAAACTTCGGGAGCACTCGATGCTTGACTTTGTAATAAGGCAATTCGTGCTTCTGTTTTTTCTTTAAATTTTGATAGAGGTGTTATAAAATCTGGATTTAAATCAGGGAGTGATAATAATTGGTCTATTTTTTTTTTACTTTCTTCAGCATCATTTAAAGATTCATTTTCTATTTCTTGATTTATTTTATCATCTTCAAAATCTTCTTCATTTGTCAATGGTTCATAATCTTCATTTGTTATATTTGATAAAAAATTGTCTAAATTATTACCACCGCCCACTAAATTCAAATTATTATTTTGTATTTTTAGTTTCATAACCGTTTCTTCTAATTCATCTATCTGAAAATAACCTTTATTTACAATAAATGGATTAAAAAAAGCGTTTTGAATTTGAAAAAATAAATAAATTAATTGGGTAGCTAATATGGAATTTGTAATTGTTTTCTCTCCAATATATGTATAAATCTTTACAGCTTCCGAATAATAATCTAATAAAGGTTTAATAGAACCAATCTTTCTGATTAAATCGCTATTTTCCAGTTCCATGTCTTTAATTCCTCCTTTTTGGTTTTTTCCTCCGGCTAATTCTCCATATATTTCGTCTAATTTTTTTAAAAAATCATTATCAGTTCCAGAATAATCTTTTATTGCATCTCTAATTTTTTCAATATTTTCTTCGTATTCTTTAATTAATAATAAATATTTAATAGTTCTATTTCTATCATCATAATCTTTCTGCATAATTTCACCGCTTTTATTACCAATTTTAGTGTAATAGGATTCAATCATTTTTTTTAAATCATTAGGGTCAACCTTTTTAACCTTACTGTCATCTAAAATCATTTTTTCAATATTCAGTTTTTGGTCTTCTTGTATTGTTATATCACCAATAAAATTTTTTTTATTATCAGATTTCTTTCTTTTCATCAATTCATTAACTACTTTAATTTTTTTTTCATAAAACAAAATAAGATTTTTTCCATAATTTGATAATCCAGTAGAGATTCCTGTATTTCTATATGTTGAGTCAATTACTTTTTTATTATTTAACCAATCAGAATTATATGGTGTATTTTCTAAATCATCATAATCCTCGTCTTTAAATATTTCTTCAATTACTTCTGGTGTAAATTCTGATTCTTTACTTAATTGTTGGTTTGATTCATTTTCATCATTACCAGTTTCATCGTCTTGTATTTGAATATCTTGACTTGTATCTATATCTGCCATATATATATAAGTAAATAATTATTTTAATTTAAAAAAACATAAAATATTATTTACTTTATATATAAATGTCACAACAAGCTCAACAATCACAGGCCAAACAATCAGAGGCCAAACAATCAACAAGTAGCACTGGATTAAAAGCACCTATAGCTGTTCAGATAGATAGACATAATAAAGTCGAAAATTTTATTAAAAAATATAATATAACTAAAAATACTTCGAAACGAGAAATAAATATTAAATTAGCAGAGGAGAGAATTAATAGTATATTTGAAGAATGTCTTAAGAAAGGTAAAATTTCAATGGAAAATGGAAAATATTCAGTAGGTGATACAGAAAATTTATCTAAACAAGAACTTTTACAAATATTAGCAGAACAATATAAAGAAGAAATAAAAGAAATGGTTTTAAATATGAGAAAAAATATTAATTTAGTTTTGGATAGAATTGAAAAAGATAATGAAAAAAAACAAAATTTACAACAAATAAATCAACTTCAAAAAGAAGTTAAAAGTTTAGAAAAAACTCAAAAACAATTAAATAATACTCTTCAGAGACAAAAAAAAGATTTATTAGAAGCAACCTATAAACAAGCAAGAATTGAATCCCAAGTAAGAGGAGAAATCGCTCAACAAGAATTTCAAAAAACAAACGCTCAACTCACAGGACTAGGATTAATGCAAGGAATGGACCAACTAAAACAAGGTATGAAAGGGCAAATATTACAATCCAAACAACAGCAACAAACAGCTAATATTGAAATATCAAATTTACAACAAAAATCAAATGACGCAAACATTGATATGTCAAAATTTTTAACTCAAACTGCTTTAGATGAGGAGAGAAATAGAATAGCTCAAGAAAGACTACAGACAGCTAAAGATGCAAATCAAATATTTAGTGACCAATTAAAAGCAGCAAAGAATTTAAATGAATTAACTAAAAAAGGTCTTGAACAAAATGTTCAGTTAAGAAACACAATGATTACAGGATTTAATAATCTAAATTCATCTTTGAATAATAATACTAAATCACAACTAGACGCGATTAAAGCAAATACTAAAGCAATTGAATCAGCAAATGCTGCTCAACTCGATGAACAGGTACGAACTACAAAAGCAATTAATGATTTATCTAACAAATTAGGTTCGGATTTTAAAAATTTAAATAGTAAAATAGCAGATTTAGATAATAGTTTCCAAAAAGTAGGAAATAAAATGGATAATTTAGAAGATAAATTAAAAAAAGCAAACCAAGACAAAGTGAGAGATATATTGAAAGAATTAGGAAAATGTCCTGCAGGATATGATTGGAATAAAGTACCTGGAGGTTGGAAATGTGCTGGGGGGTCACATTTTGTTTCAGATTCAGAAGTAGCTTCAAAATTAGGGATAATATAAATTAAATATTATCAAAAATAATAAAAAAAAATAAAAAAAAATATATATTGAAATTAGTTTGATTTAAACAAATATTTTTTATAATTATTAAAAATGACAGAAGACATAAACACCATCCCAGGCGAATTCTCAAAAGTAATTAAAGATTTTATTGGAGACTTAAAAACTACTTTTCCAGAATATTTACCTTTAATTAACAAATGGTGGAAACCATCATCACATTTTGATTATATTGAGGAAGAAGAAGAGAGAACAAAAGCAATTCTAAAATCTGAACAAAAAAGTATAAAATTACTTTTTGATTTTTGTCAAAAAAAAATACCTCCAAGATTTTTTGATATTTTGTATCAAAATGAAGAAATGTTCAAAGAAGATTCAGAATTTGATACAGAATTTTTACCCCATATTCATTTTAAAAATTTATGGCAATGTGAAATAACTCAAAAAACCCGCGAAACAATTTGGAAATATTTACAATTGATTATGTTTTCCATTGTAGGAACATTAGACAATAAAGATGCCTTTGGTGACACAGCTAAATTATTTGAGGCGATTAATGAAGAAGAATTTAAGAGCAAATTAGAAGAAACTCTTACACATATTCAGGGATTGTTTGATATAAGTAGTAATTTTACAGAACATAGTGAAGGTACTCCAGAATCTGGAATTAATATGGAAAATATGCCAAACGCAGAAGAAATTCATGACCATATTACAGGAATGTTAGATGGTAAACTTGGACAACTTGCTAGAGAAATAGCAGAAGAAACAGCCTCTAATTTAAATTTAGATATGGAAAATGTTAGTGATATGAAAGATGTGTTCCAAAAATTAATAAAAAATCCAACAAAATTAATGGGATTAGTTAAAACCGTTGGTGATAAATTAGATGCTCGTATTAAATCAGGTGAATTAAAAGAATCAGAACTTATTTCGGAGGCGACGGAAATGATGAATAAGATGAAAAATATGCCTGGTATGGGAAATATTCAATCTATGTTAAGCAAAATGGGTTTAGGTGGAATGGGAGGAAAATTAAATACCGGAGCGATGCAAGCCCAATTAAATAAAAATATGAAAATGGCTCAAACAAAAGAACGTATTAGAGCAAAAGCAGAGGCCAATTTAAAAGCAAAATTAGAAAAACAAGCAGAATCAAATAATGTTCAAACACATCTAAAACCAGAAATTTCTGAAGAAGAATTATTAAAAATATTTAGTGCGGGAGAGAAGATTGAGAGAACTCCAAGAGGTGCAAAACCAAATGAAAGTACAGATAAGAAGAAAAAGAAAAATAAGAAATAAATATATTATTTAAATAATATTTTTAATTATATTTATTTTAAATATGAATTTAAATAAATATAAGTAATATTTATAATAGAAATGTTTGAGGAATACGAATCTTCTGGTAAGCATATGATTTGCGATTTTAAGAATATAAAAAATATTGAATTATTAAATGATTGCTCAAAATTAAATAAAATTTTAAAGCACATTTGTGAAGTTTATGATTTTCAAATATTGAAAGAAATACAGCATATTTTTGAACCCATAGGTTGCAGCATTTTATTTTTATTATCAGAATCTCATATATCTATTCATACATTTCCAGAAAAGAATCATATGTCATTTGATATTTATACATGTCGTCAATATAAAGACAATGAAGTTTATCTTAAAATATTTCAATTTTTAGTAGATTCATTAAATGCATCTATAGATAGCAAATGCGAAATTATTAATCGTTATTTTTGACATTTATTTTAATAATAAATATCAATAATATAATTTAAAAATTATAATTACATAACAATTGTAATAATAAAATAAATTGTTTAGTAAAATAAAAGTTGTGAACTTTATTATTTGTTTTCATAAACTTTTTTAAAAGATTTATATATATATAATGACAATTCAATTTTGGTCAAATGATCCTACTGTATTATTTAATAAAGATTATATTTTTGAACTATGGCCTACAACAAATATGTGTTATGAACAAAAATTAAATGCTATCACTCGATTAATCATATTAATTACTATTTTAGGATATATTTTAACTATGTCATCAAGAATTTTAATGGTAGGGGCACTAACATTAGTTGTAATTTTAATTTTGTTTAATATGAGAAATAAAAAAATAACAAAGGAAATGTTAAATGAAGGTTTTAAAGTGGAAGGGAATGAAGTGACTGGAATGTTTGATAAATCTAAACAAATTATTAATCCTGTAACATTACAGAGTGTATTGAAATCTGAATTTAAAGAAGGAACTAAAAAGAATCCATTTAGCAATGTTTTATTAACTCAAATTATGGATGACCCAGATAGAAAATCAGCGCCACCTGCTTTTAATGTGGATGTTGAGGAAGACATAACAAAAAATGTAAAACGTGCTGTTCAAATGATTAATCCTACTATTAATAATACGAATAAACAGTTATATAGCAGTTTATGGGATAATTTTTTATTAGACCAATCAAATCGTATTTTTTATAGTACTCCAAATACTCGAGTAACAAATGACCAAACCGCATATGCTGAATTTTTATATGGAACAATGCCTTCAGCAAAGGAATCAACAGCAGACGGTGCATTTGCAAGAGTCCAAGACAATTATCGTTATACACTTTATTAAGATTATTAATTATATTTATTTATTTATTTATTTATTTATATATAATGATAAGAACATTATCAACTAATATTTCAAATCAACGTGATGAAGGTACTTGTTTTGCTCACTCATCTGCGCGTTTAATTTTAAACGCCATAAGACAAACTATACCAGAGTTTTTTTATCCATTGGATGAAAATGATACATGCGATGAATATTATGATTCTATAAATATGCTATCAGTTTTTAAAGAAGACACAAAATGTTCTGACAACAGCTTTAACAATTTAATGATGTACATTTATATTTATAAATTAATAACTAAACAATTCGGTTGTTCTAGCGCTAGCCCTGTTTTATCTGTAAAATGGTTTATTGACTACTATATTGTTGATAGAATGGGAGACCATTCCACTATTTTAAGCGTTTTTCGCGGTTTTGAAGGATTTAATGATGAATATTTAGAAAAAATTTTTTCAATATGCAATGCATTTATCCATAAATTTCATTCTGAAGAAAATAATAAATTTGTAGTAGAATCAATGAATATTACAAGACTAGATGATGTAGGCAAGATTTTTGTAAAATTAACAGGACAAACATTTTCTGGAGATAATGTGCTAATAGCGCTAATCAAATATATTATCGATAATGGTTATTATATTTTAGCTGGTGGCAACGGACACGTTATGACAATTGTTAATTACACTAATGTAGATGAAGATTTTATTTTAATAATTAAAAATTCTTACGGTAAAAGTAAAATATTTAATCCAAGCACTAATATTTTTACAGACCAAGGAATTATTAGAATAACAATAGATAAAGCAATACAAATAAATTTAACATTATTTAGTTTTATAATTCCAACTTATATTAATGAATCAGATAAAAGCAGAATCAAGGAGGAAAATGAGAGACTACGTTCAGAATTAGATAGAATTGACGCTGAATTTAGAAGTAAATATAAAGATTCACAATTAGCAAAAGTAACGAATGACTTATCTAAAAAAGGAGGCAAAAAAATAAAAAAATATAACAAATCTAAAAAATTAAAAAAAACTAAAAATAATAAATATAACAAATATAAAAAAATAAGAAAAACTAAAAAAAAGAATTAATACTTTTTATATTGAATAAATAAATAATTGATTAATAAAATTTTATGTTATTATTAATAAAATGTAAAATTTTCTGTATTAATGATATCACAGAGTTTATCTAAATCACTAATAGGTTTGCCAAAACCCATCACTCCAATTATTTTAACATCAATATATTTAATTTTATCAATATTAATTTGAATATATTGATTAGGTCCTACACCTAGATATATCATTGCATATTTAGATTTTTCCTTTGGATTTGGATTATTTTTCATTCTTAATGAAGCAATAATTCCTCTAAAATAATATAAATCATCTTTTATATAATAATAACAATCTGGAAAGAAATCCGTAGTATTCATTTGCCAATATCCATAATTTTTAAGTTGTTGATATAAATCATAATTGTGAATTTTTTTTCTTCTATTTAAAGCATAAATTGAGACATCATCTTTATTTAATTTTTCTATAGATAAATCAACACCATTCAACTTTGCTTCATATAAATGTACCCATTTTTTATAAGAACTTTCACAATTATTTAATGTTGCCTTCCAAAATTCTTTGGGATAATTTGCTTTCATATAAGCTAATTTCCAAACAAGTTGAGCATATGAAAATGCGTGTGATTTACAAAAACCATAACGTGATAAATTAGACAATTTTTTTAAAATTTCTTTTTGCTCATTTCTGTTGAGGTGAGATATTATTTTTTTAAAATCATCAATACCTTCTTTATCACCTTTAGCAAAAGCCCTTCTATATTTATCCGCATCGGCATCACTCACATTAAAATCTCTAGAAATAATATCAATTGCGTCATCATCAAATATAATATGTTCGTCAAAATTTTCACTAGATTCCACACTTCTTGCATCTTTCGCTGCTGGACGAATAATAGATAAACAGACTGCCATATCATAAACACTTTTAGGTTTTATTTTCATTAAAGCCTTTCGCATTAAAGGTGATTCTGCTAATATAATTCCAATATTATCTCCAGCTGCCAACATATCAGAAGTTTTTTTATCAAATGTAAACTCTTCAAAATTAATAGATTTATATTTATTAATTTCGTAAAGCTGTGAAATAGCACGACTAGATAAAATATCTATTTTAAAATTTTTATCTTTTGCAATATCTATTTTATTTAATGAAACTTGATATAATATTTTGTCTTTTTTACCATTCTCATTTAAAAGTAATTCTTTTGGAACACCAGTAGGATAATATACTATACCACCACAGTGTAATGAATAACAACGAAACGTATTTTCTAGCTTGATTTTCTCTTCCCTTATAAACCTTTGCGTTTCTCTAGGTAATTTAGCGATTTCCTTTTCTATATCATTTTTACCAATAAATTTATGAATTCCAGCATTCCGAATTGCTTGACGTAAAGCAGATTTATCGTGATAATAAACATGATTGCTTATTCTAGCTATTTTACCAGGCCATTTTAATTCTATTTTTAGAAATACTTCATCCCTTAAATTATGAGGAAAATCAAGGTCAATATCTGGCAAATTATTTCGGTATTCATTTAAAAATCGAGCAAATTTAATATTATATTTAACCGGGTCAATGTGACTTATTCCTAGCAAATAACAAATAAGAGATGAACCGCACGAGCCTCTGGTTACGTGTGGAATATTTTTTGTTATTTGTAAAATTTCAATTGCTTGTAATAAGTGAGAAATTAATTTTTTTTCATAAATCATTTTAAGTTCATAATTTAAGCGCTCTAAATATTCAGGTTTATCAGGAACCTCTCGAATAAATAATTTCACTAAATCCGATATTTCATAGAAATCTATGGTATTTTGATTTTGTTCTTGTGATTTTTCTTGGTCATGTTTTTGCGGATTAACCATTGTCAATGAATTTATCTTAATTAATTTGGAGTTTGTAATCATTTTATCGTAATCATACTGCCACGGAAATACATCGTCTTCAATATTTAAATAACTATTAATATTGGAACAAATAGTAAATGAACTTTTTGCTTTTACATCTATAATTAGTCCAAACTTTTTTTTTCTCTCCTTATCTATGCGTAAAACTCTTCCTATACATTGAACAAAGACTTTAGAACAACGATTTTCTACTTTATCAAGAAAAACACAACAATCAAGATTTTTTATATCAGAACCTTCACGATGTTTGCAAGCGCAAAATAGAATAGCACAAGAATGCGCGTTTTCAAAATGAGAATAACCTTTATAATTTTTTATTTCTGTATTATTTTCATCACTTGTATCAATACAAATTAAATAGTCTGGAAAATAAAATTGCCACAATTTAGCCATACTAATACATAATTCAATCATACCACACCAAACTATTATTTTTTTATAATGAATTTGCTCATCATTGATTATCTCTTTAATCGATAATAAAATATCTGTTTGTGATAAAGAATCATTACTTGTAAACCATTTTATTTTAGGAGGAACAATAACTTCATCCAGAAAAGCGTCATAAATAGAGTATGTGCTAATTATTTTTTTAAAGGGCTCAAATTCCAAATTTGGGGTTGCAGAAAAGCCTATACATTTTGGAATAATAAGATTATTTAATATATGACTATAAAACATTTGTGTTGTTTTATTAGTAATACTATGACATTCATCATGTATGATTAAATGAAAATTTAATTTGATTTTTTTATATTTATCATTTGATGTTAAAAATGCACGATTTATAATTAATAAAACAGGTTTACTCCAAAATTTAGCTGTATTTACACTATTAAACCAGTCTTTTTGTTTTATTTCAGTATAATTTAATATGTGAAATTTTTTTAATATATCTGTAAAATTTCTATCTTTTATATTAGTAGAATTAAATTGTTCTATTAATATTGATTTTTTTTCACAAATCCACATTATATTAGAAGCGGGATATTGTCTATTAAATAACTGAATTAGAGTCATAGCTATCCAAGATTTACCACTCCCTGTTGCATGAAAATGAACACCGGATTCAAAATTATTTGAAACCGATGAATCAATTGCTTTGATTTGATTCTTTCGTAGAATATTTGTCATAGTTGATTAATATCAATATTATATTTGTCATTTTTTTATTCATTTTTATTTTTTATTAGGAAAAAAATCATTAATCTTAAATACAAAATTTATAAAATTTAGAAATATAATATTAATTTAAAATACTAATTAAATGTTTAAGTTAAATAAATATTATTTTATATTATATATAAATGGCTACTTACTCTGGATATACATTCGATAATATGTCAAGAATTGGATTAGACAGTTGCTGTGTTGACCAAGATACCATTCAAGATGTTGCAGCTTGTAATTATATGACACAAAATTTTTTTGCTTCAGATTGTTCAATGAAAACCCCTATAAGTTTAGCAACTACACAACCTGGTATAATGTATAATGGAGGCTTTAATTCGGGAGCAGGGGGGTGCAATATTGATACAAGTTCTAAACTTTTAATAGGTACTATTCAAACTCACCCCAGATGCCGTATTGATTTATTTCAACGTCCTTTTGCAACAGTTCCATTTTTAGGGAGAGGTTCTGTAAACCCAATTGTAGAATCTCAAATTCAACAGGGTGAACAAATAGTTAATAAACGCAGTGTAAATAATTTGAGTGAAAAAAGTTATATTAAATATCATCAAACACCTCTTCTACCAGCTATCAAGGCCAAATTTGATAATTCTGCTTCTAAAATTGAAAACGATGCGACCAATGGTTGGATTCGCGGAGGCGTACCTTCACGTGAATTAACACGTGATACAGATTATTTCAATCAACATACTTCTTATCAATATGTATAAATTATTTTTTTATAAATACATTTAAATAGTTTTTAATAAATTAATTAAATGTATAATGCTAAAGTTGAATGTACCTATCATACATCAGAAATATTTCTTGAAGATGATAATATTACCGAAGAGGAGAAATGTTTTGTAAGAGATGTAATATACCGTCAAGAATTGCTTGATATTTTAGAAATAAATGAATACAATGAATTAGAATTCTCTAGAAGTATTCATGAATTATATATTATTATTAAAGATTGTAAAGAATTAAAAGAATGTATGTTAAAATTGGCTGAAAAATTTTTGAGTAGAGATGAAGAAATTGGTTTGATGGTTTTATTTGCTTTTGATTATATGTATTTAACACATATTTGCATTTCTGAATTTTTAGAAAATGGTAAAATTAGTGAAAACAATATTGCAAAATTAAAAACCGTTATATTTTAAATTTTTTAAATACAAATATATATAAATGGCTTCTACACGTAATAGAAATACTCCCGGAAACTATTGTTTAGAACAAAGACAATTTGCGCAATCTGCTAAATATACTTTATATGCTAATTCACAGTATGGCGCTGCATATAATACACATCTTCCAGGTAATGGATTATTACCTGCTCAAATTCCTTGGAATAAACTATCTTATAATCCTGCAGATACGGAATCCTTTTTGTTTGGAATTAATTCAACAAATTTAGTCAATCCTGCACCTTGTTTTACACCTGAAATAGCAAAATTAAGGACAACTAATATTTATGATAAATCTCCTATTTATATACCTGAACCTTTAGTAATTGAAAAAAATCAAAGACCATTCCCTGTTCCTAACTAAATTAGATAAAATCATAAATTAATAAATTAATAAAGTAATTTCATTTATATTAAAATATATATACTTTTTATATAAATGAGTAATATTAATGCACAAAATATTACTGTTACTAATTTAAATGTAACATACATAAATGGAGTTCTTTATTCTCCTAATCCTTGCGCTAATGGTGCGGGAGGTTATTATATACCTTGTCCTGATTGTGATTATCAAGGACCTGATATTTGTGATTGTGGTGAAAGTTGTGATTATGTAGAACCAGAGCCACCTGATGAATGTGATTGTTTTGTACCATGTCCTACACCGGGTCCTGGACCTATTGGTCCTACTGGACCTACAGGAATTATTGGACCTATAGGACCAACTGGACCTTCAGGTGAAACTGGACCTACAGGTGAAACTGGACCTACAGGAACAACAGGACCAACTGGTACAACAGGTCCAACTGGTACAACAGGACCAACTGGACATACAGGACCAACTGGACATACAGGACCAACTGGACATACAGGACCAACTGGACATACAGGACCTACAGGAACTACTGGACCAACTGGACCTACAGGAACTACCGGCCCCACAGGCAGTACTGGATATACTGGTCGTACTGGTAGCACTGGTTTTACAGGTGTAACAGGTAGCACAGGATTCACTGGTCAAACAGGCAGTACTGGATAT